ATAGGATATAAAGATAAAAAATCATCATCGTTTGGCCATCGACCATAATCAAATATTTTTGCAATTTTAATTTGAAGCTCTTGTTTTTTATCTTTTTGATATTTAAGCTCTATTATTAATTCATTCATAATTAACTTTTTACTTGAAGCTGTTTTTTAATCATTTCAATCTGATCAGGAGTTAATTTTTTTAATGCCGTCATAGCTGCTTTTGATGGATCTTTAGGTTTACGTTTCCTCGTAGTATTACCTTTAGCTATATTTCGTTTAGCTGATTTAGTAAGCGAACCAATTCTTGCAGCATTTAATGCAGAGCTTCGTAAAGTCCTTACATGCTCGATTAATTCCAAGCGCTTTGGATAAGGCATTTGAAGAAAATCTTCACAATAAATTCTATCCATTAAAGCCATTTTAATCTCCAGTTTTTGGTAATATCAATGGATTATTATTATACAAATAATCAATTATTTCATTCATCTTATCTTCTTCGATAAGTTTTTTCAATGATGCAAATAATTGCCGTAACAATAATGTTTGTTGCCCATGATGTAAATGTTGCTTTACATGATTATATGTTTTAGCATCTATTCGTGCTGTTAATTTAGTTTCAGTCATTTCTTTTCTCCTAATATATGTAATAATTGTTCTTCAGTTATTTGTGGTATATCATATCTTTCAGCTTTCTGTATTTTAGTTTTGCCTGGATTTTCACCAACAATCAAATAGTTAGTTGCTCTTGTAACTCCAGCTGAAAATTCATATCCTTGTTGAGCTAACCATTCAATCATTTCATTTCGTGATTGTGATAATACTCCAGTAATGCAGTAAATTGCTTTAGCTGGATTAGGAAGTTTTGCGAAATGAAAATTTTTCATTTCTTTTGATGCTTTTTCAAATTCAAATACACCAATAGAAAAATTCTTTTTAGCATTTTTATGTACATGCATTGTCAAAATGCCAGTTTTCAAATATTGACATAATCGTAATGCAGTTTTATATGCAACCGAATGTAAACCTAGCCCAGCAATAAAATGAGCCATATTCTTTTCACCATTTACTGCTTGAATTTGCTCTATAATATTTGATAAAGTAGCTGGACCAATAACAGAAATGACTTCATCTAAAATATCATAAGATAAACAATCAAGCAAGGCCCAAGGCTTTTCTATCAATATATCATAGCATTTTTTATTACGTAGTAATTTTTCAATGATTTTTTCTCCAATTCCATTAACTTTAATTCCTTTTCCAGAATAAAAATAAGCAATAGAAACTATTTTTTTAGCAATACAATTATCACCGTTACAAATTAAATGTACTCCATTTACATGAAGCAATTCTCCACAAGTAGGACAAACTGCCGGGAGTTTAAATTCATTTTTATTTTTTTCAACTGATATAATTTTTGGTATAATTTCACCAGCTTTTCCTACAGTAATAAATGATCCTATTTGAATATTTTTAACTGCTAACCATTTTGCATTATTACCTGTTACTCGTGAGTTAGTTGTTCCACATAGTTCAATAGGCTCATATATCACGGTAGGAATAACTCTGCCAAGTCTACTTACATTCCATTCAATATTAACTACTTTAGTTTCTTTTACTTGAATTGGAGGTTTCCATGCAATAGACCAGGCATTAGTTACGCCATTATTACCAGCAACTAAACGTAACTTTTCATCAGCGACCTTAATCATTAAACCATCAATAGGATAAATTACTGACCATTTATTATAAATAGTAAGTAATAATTCATTTAATGATTCAATATCACCATCATAAAAATAATCATGACTAAGATTACCAAAATTATGTGGAATAGCTGTCATTGTCGTTGCAGGTGCATCATATTTTCTTGAAAGCCATCCAGCTACAACATTACGAGGATTTTTACCATAATTAGGATTCCAATCTTCCCAAGGCAAAAGTATTTCAACCGCCTGAAAATTACGAAGATGAAAAGGAAATTTAATATATTTCATCATATGAGTAATATCTTTACCACATCTACCATCACCTTCAAGAGTAATGCTAATTCCATCTTTTTCATGCGTTATAACAGCAGCACAGCCATCATATTTAGGCTCAATAACAAGAGGTTTACTTCCAAATCTTGTAAGAAATGGCTTCAAATCTTCCATATTGAAAGCTTTATTTGTACCATAAATAGGACGTTTATGCTTAACAAGTCCTGTTAATGCACCTCGATCTTGAGCAGTATGATAAAGTAATTCATTATCAGGGTCAATAGCATAAAGCTGTTGCCATAAAACATCATATTCTGCATCAGTCATATAAGGAATGCCAGATGCATAAGCTATATTAGCTTGCTTTATTTCTTGCTCAAGTTCTTGTTTAGTCATTATAAAATCCTTTTTACAATGTTGGTTTCCAATCAGTAATAATTTCTTTCAGTGTTGCTTCACATTTAAGTAATTTCATTTTTTCTTTAAATGTAATTTCCTTACTTTGTCGAGTTATATTAATATTTGCTAAAGCACATTTAATTATTCGTTTATTCCAATTTCGTTCTACAGCTTTTTGCTGTGCTTTAGTCATTAAACGTTTAACTTTCTTTTTTCTTTTCATTTATTATTCTCCTCGATAAAAACTGCTTCAAGCAAATGAAGATAATTAATTGCATCACCAATTTTTTCATTAATTAGTTCTTCATCAGGATAAACACCATCAACTGTAGCTTCTACCATATCAATGATAGAAACGAGATGTTTTGCAAACATTCCCCATAATGCTTGAGCTTGAGTTTCTTGCTTTATATCAGCTGCACGTTTAAAATTATGTAAACGATCATTATTTCGTGCATATTCTTTCGCTTTTATGATTAATGTTTCTTTTGTTTGTGATTGTCTTGCACGAACAATTTTATTAAAAGTAGAATGATTCATATTTACTCCATTTTTTAAAAAACGAGCCGCCTCGGTTAGGTGTTGGGCAGGGAAAGTCTTTAAATTGCTTTGCCCGCCAAATATTATTTGCGATGGCTATACGATGCCAACCGCTAAAATTACCTAATCGAAATTATGTATTTTCAAAAGGCGACTCTTATTACAAGAATTATACAAGTCAAGCTGATTTTATGTTAGCGGCCAGCAAAGTTATTGCTCCGATCAATAACTAACCGCTTCGACGAAGCCATAATCATCTTGACAAATGACATCCGACAGTTCCGGTTTATCATGGCTACACTGATTATCTCTAAATTCGGAGGAGATATACACTACAGGTATTATCAGCAGCCATAAAATTATATAATTAAAAGTCCACAAAGTTTTAACCCTTTATTAATTTTGTTCAAAAATGAACATTAAGTTTTAATTGCTAAACTTAAACCACCCGAAGAATTTCATTACGGGGTTGGCCTATGCGAATAGGATTACCATCGTCATCGGTATCCATCCCATCATTATAGCCAAGATCAGCTGTAAACTCAAGTCCAACAAGATCACTGTCCTCTGTCTCTTCCTCCGGATCAAGTCCCAAAGCAGTTAAGAAATCTTTAACCATACGCCACATGGTATTTGATTTTTCTTCATCATCAGACTGGAAGTCTTTATAATTACCATACCAAAGCGTATGAAAAACAGTAGCGGCATTGTCTTCGCCATCAATCTCACATACTAGCATGCAGCCATAACGACCTGTATTATTTGATTTTGTTTCCTTAACTTTCGTAATCCTAAGATCATACTCACCAGCTTCAACAGGTTTCTGATCAGGGATGTCACTTAAACTTGGAATAATAGCCATAATAAATCTCCTTATTAAATAGATTAACAAAAGTAAGCTACCATTAGCTTACTATAAACAACTTTATTATTTTGTAATAGGAATAATTGTCTTACCTGCAAGATATGCACTTACAAGCTGATCCATTGTAATGCCTGATACTTTCGGCATATCAAATACTCGAGACTTAGCTTCAAAGGCAAGTTTTTCAGTAAAAAATATTGTTCGTTTCTGCCCTTGTGTAGTAAGTAAGTATGCCTCATCAAAATCACAAGCAAGAAGCTGTCTGAATTGGCCGTTTACTGCAGGATACCTGGCAACTACTTCCTGCTCACTATTCATAAGTGTGTGCAAATGTACCGTTACAGCAACTGCACAAGGTAGCTCCTGTAAAGCAGAAACCAAGGTAGACATCCAATTTAATAGTTGTCCCCAATGTGCAGGCGCCATACCTTTTTTCATATCAATTTTTTTACCTATACCTGCAGGAACAACATTTGCTTTTTTACATATTTCAGCGATTGCTTTTTGATTAGCATTTGTTAAACTGTCAAGTACAAGCATACCTGATGTTTCAGTAAGATAATCAAACAGACCTGATTTCTCATCTTCTTGAAATTGTTTCCAAAAATCAGAAAACATTACTTTACTTGGAGAAAAGTTATCTATTGTAACATCATCACGATTCTTTGCAAGTTTTTCAATTGTTTTCTCACCACCACGATCAAACATATAATAATGCACCGGCCCTTTCGTATATGTTGCAGTGAAATGCGTTTTGCCTGAGCCGCTGTTACCAGTCAACAGAAATTTCAAATTAAATTTTCTTTTCTTTTGCTTTAGCGGTGTTTTGTGAAATGTTTTTGTATTAGTCATTTTTATCTCCCTGCAGATAGTTTGTTAACAACTTCAAGCGATGGGTTATAACGTCCAAGAATATAATCAGGTCGTCGTTGATTTGGCTGAATACAAACAGCAATTATTCTCCAGCCATTATTAAGTTTTTGTTGCAAAATATCAGTACAAACATCTTCTTTTAAGCAAAGATCATTATAAGTAGTAATTAATCCACCACCTACATGAACATTTGTTTTTTGATTGAACGTATTATCACGAATCTTATTAACAACGCTTTCAAGCTGATTTGCTTTTTCTTCAAGTTTATGTAAAAGTAACGCAAAACCTTCTACAGATTCATTCTTTTCTATTACTGTTTCTTTAATGAAAAATTTATATTTACATTTAAGTGCAAAATCAAATAAATTAACAAGATGATTATCTTTTTTAATCATTACATAATTATCAGCATTTTCCACTCGAGAATAAAGATAATAATCTACAATAGGATTATTTTCTTTTATTGCTTCATCATCTTTATAATAGTTATCATTATATTTTTTGCATTCATCATAATAATAATCAAAAGAATTCATGACACTTATTGTATTATCACGAATACCAATTCGTTGATTTTCTTCATAAGGTAAGCCAATATTAATTGCTTCTTCTTTTGGTAATATTAAATCTGATTCAAATTCAATTAATGCAATCATTTTTTATTCTCCATAGTAAAAATTTTTACTATTTAATTTTAAAATATTTATTTTGTCCTGCTAAAGGAAGTATAAGATAATTATCTTGTTCAATTTTAACTACTAATCTATCAGTAGCTAAAGGACCAAATACACGCCCAGTTTTTGGATTAATTATTTTTCCCATAATATTTAATCACTTTATCTTTTTCTGGTATTTCAAATGCTTTAAATATATGAACAATTTCACCATTACAAATTTTTTCTTTGAGTTGAATATTTATTATATCACCAATTTTAAATTTACTCATTTTATTTGCTCCTTAATAAAATATTAATTAGATTTTGATAAACGAGTTTTTATATTCTCTTCATGCTTATCAGGATTCCATTCTTCGCGTTTATATCCTTGAGGTGTTTTTTCAAGCCAAGCGAGAGGGTTATTGCGAAGCTTACAAAGATTGTAATAAGGGCATTGAGTAAAAAATGCAGTACAGGCGCTTCCTGGACATCTACGAAAAGAACGAATAATATCTGTTCGTTTTTCGCATCGTTGTTTATCTTCTTCAAGCCAATAAAGATTAGTTAAAATATCATCAATGTATTGCGTTAAATTAACTAAGAAATGGTCTATTGAAGCACTTCGCTTATTGACTGTGATTGGATGGAAATCAATTTTATTCTTCTGGCATAAAGCAATTCGATAAGTAATTGATGGAATCTTATCATAGAAAATCCTGCCTGCTGTTAAATATCCATCAGTTTGAAAAGATTGCTCGAATGTTTGTGGTGAAGTTTTATAGATACAATTAGCAGTCTTATGATCAATTATTTCTATTCCGCCATTTTCACTTGACAGAATTAAATCAATTCGACCAATGTAATTTGGATAATTATCACTATAACTACTAAGATCAATTACAAAAGGTGCTTCAACTGCAATAACTTTACGTCCATTTACAGTATCAGTTTCAAGATGACGCTCCCAATATGCTTGATACATATTAGCAGCATGTCCAGGCGACTTAGGAAAAATCATATCTTCATCTTTCCAATGTGTGGCACCCTCAAGCTGCCAAAGAGCATTAAATGCTTTTACTGAAATAATAGTCAAGTCCATTGCAGATAAACTATTTGAATCAATTTTCAATTGTTTATATGCTTGCTCTAGGCCATAATGCCAACAAGACCCAAAGACTAAATGAATACTCTTGCCAGCACCACGAAGATGCATTATATACTGAAACAAGAATTTTCTAGGACACTCCATATAAGTGCTAAGAGAACTGTAATCTATTTCTTCTTGATAATTCATAAAAAATCCTTTTATGTATGAAAAGTTAATATTAAAAACTCAAGAGAAGCAATAATACCAAGGAAAAATGATATAATAAGTTTAATCAGCCTCTCTTGAGTTTTGTTAATTTAGCAAAAAATCAGTTTGTTTAACTTACTCACCATTATTGAAATTGGCAAGTACTGCCTCACGAACTTCAGGCGGCAGGGCACCAAGAGCTTCAAGGGCTTTTTCTTCAGCGGTCTTAGTAACTCGCAAAGTCGGTTTCCAATCGCTGAAATCCTCGGCAATGATTGATTCATCAGAGTTAACAAACTCATCATTATCATCAACTTCTTCAAGTTTCCGGCGAATGATTGCACGAAATGAAACTTTCAATTGGTTTTTAACCATTTGAAGAACCAGATCTTCGCCGAGGGTTTCAACCATTTCAGCTACATCAGTAATGCCAAGTACATTCGGCTCATCAACGATAATCTCACGTCCTTTTTGCTTTGATACTACCTTAATCTTTGCCATTTTAAAACTCCTTATATAAGGTTTTTATGAAAAATCTCAACAGAACCATTCCATTGAGAAAATGTAAACTTAGCTTTAACGGCTTAGTTTGCCGCCTTTCATAACCGTTAATATACCATACCCCGGCTATTGCTGTCAAGCGGTTTTTTTCGTTGTATTTTCGGGCACTTAGCACACTATTGAATATTACTTATGTATGAATAGTGCCTATAACTTTACAAAATGCTGAGTCAATCTTTGTTGCATGAGCAAGATTATTTTGTAAAATTTTTCTAAAACCACATTCATTTATGTCCCATATAACTTGATATATTTTATCTTGATTTGTATCTATGATAAGATCATTTTCATAAATGGGAATTTTCTGCATATCAATTTTATTTGTGTATAACTCGATTGCGTTTATGTCAAATGGCGCGTTCATCAAGATAACACTTTCACCTCCACTAAAAAACACTAAGTTATTATCAGAAAACCAATATTTTTCTCCATCCCAAGCACGACATTTTAAGATCATTTTATGCTCCTTTTATTATGTATAACTATCCAATTATCAAGCCTCCCTATTGGTCGGCATCGCTTTTTAGAATGCTTCATTAACTTCTTGCTGAATAAGATATTTATCTTTATTTATTCGTTTAGCTAATGAAAATGCATTTGTCTGAACTGCAGCACATTTACTAACATCCAGGCAATGTAAAGCTCGACTGGTGGCTACATAGAGAATATTCGTTTCTTCTTGTGAAGGCACATACTCTTCAGTTGGTACTTTAAAATCATTTGCTAGGCGTACAGTTGACCATTCAAGACCTTTACTTTTATGTGCAGTAGTTATTATTATATTTGCTTCTTCAGGTACTTGTGTAGTATTATTTAAAATCTCTAACAATCTTTGCTTACCATAAGATTCAAGTAATTTGATAACTGGTTTTAGATCTCCGCCCATCGGTGAATCAGCATATTCTTTTAAATCAATATAGTTTTTAAAAAGGAAAAGATCAGGGTGATTTGATTGTCCTTGTTCTTTAAGTTGACTGATTGAGTTTATCAAATAACTTAATGCTTGAGTGCCTCCAAGAATATGTACTGATTTTGATTGTTTAAGCATGTTAATTGTTTCAGTAATAACACCTTTGTTTGTACGGCAAATAATACAATCAGGATTAGCAAGTGGACTATAAGATAATCTTGATTCAACTTGAGAATTTCCTTTGAATGGAATGTAATTAAAATTAAATGGATAATATGCTTGGATGATTTTATTTGCCATCTCAGCTATAGCATCACCAAAGCGAAAGCTCTGAGTGATATAAAGTTTTTGTAAAGATTCTTCTTGAAGTGCATTAACTGCACCACGCCAAGAATAAATTTGCTGAAATTGATCACCGACAAATATTTTTTGGCATGATTGCGATTTGATGATATTTGCAATGACTGGATTACTATCTTGATATTCATCAAAGAAAATGTAATCTTTTTTAATAATTGGATTAGTGAGTGCCCAGAGTTTCAAGTAAACATCATGGGTGATGCTGATATCGTTACGTGGATCTGACATTAAAGTAAAAATCTTGCTTGATTGCTCAAGTAAGTCTTCACGCATTTCCTCGTATTTACTATCATCAACTACTTGAAGTTTTGGAATGTGCGTAAAATTAAATTTTCGGTCTGCACTATAACAGTATTTTCGTATGGTATTAAGAATTAGATAACCTTTATTAGCTGGGCTATTATAGAGTTCCCAGGCACCGATGTCTTGTGTATCTGCAAGATGCTTGCCTGTAAGCTTACGAAGACGCTTTCGATATTTATATCCGATAGCTCCATAAGCAAGCGCATGTCCAGTTTTACAGATAACTGATCGTTGAAATTTTTGTGATGCCTCGATTGCAAGTAACTTGTTAAAGCTGATGCTCAGGCCATAACCTTTCATCTTACGCGCGAGGGCTAATAGAAGAAAAGTTTTACCTGATCCAGGTGGTGCTTGAATTGCATAATCATTACCTGATAAGATTGTTTTTATATGGCTTGACTGCTCGTTTGTGAGAGTTTTTCCTTTATATTTCATTGATTTGCTCCAATGATTGTGATAATTAAAATTATTTAAATATTAGGCTGATGGTTAGTTCTTTCCGTTGAGATGCGCAAATTTTACAGGCGCTAATGAGAACATTATTATGCTTATAAGTTCTGTTTGTAAGCTGGTGACAGAACATGCATGGTGTGCGGATAGGCTCAAGTTCAGTGATTAGAATTGGTTTCTTTTCTTGGAAGATTTCTTCTGATTTGTAATGAGCTGCATTACTTTTCTTGAATTGACTCATTTGATTGCTCCAATAATTATAATTGATATTGAATGCTGAAAGTTTCAGGCGGGCCTATCGGCCCTTAACTGAAAGATTGTTTTTATGAAGTTATCTTAACCACCTAAACGCTTGTATTCTTGCCAAGCAATTTGAGCGATTTCGCCTGCATTTACTTTAGGTGATTTATTATAAAACCAATTGTTATATAGAGAATTATTACCATCACAAGACTTATTTGCCTTAGCTAATGGACAGTTTTTTGATATGCAAACATAATTATCACCATGACGATAAAATAATGTGCACCAATAACATGAATTATTTTGATATTCATAATAAAGTTCATCATATAATGGATAATCTTCTTTAGATTTGAATGGATTTTGCTCTAACCAAGCCCATAATGTATAAGTTTTTAATGCAGCACTACGTTTGCTTACTGTCATAATTTAATCTCCTTTAATTAAATTATTTTTTGTCTATGGCATGAGTTCCATAAGATAATCTGGTTCAAGTCCAAAAACTCTTCACAGATATTAAATGCAGCCTCTTGATCGTTTTCTTCAAGATATATTAAAAGTTGCTCTTTTTGCTTCATTGATGGCATCTTCTGCTTCTTCCGATGTAAGATCGTCTCGATCAATGAGAATTTGCTTGAGTGATTTCATTTTGTATGGATCCTTTTTTGAATTGGTTCATTAAGAAAATTATTATCAAAGCTAATGCAGATTGGGTGCATAAAATAGACTCGTTTGTTATATTTTATGCATGTGCCTTTAATTTTATTTGTTGGATTGATTTTCCAATGCTTGCATTGATTGCATTGTACATCAGTGAGCATATTATTACCTCTTATAATTAATTGACTGACAAAAGCCTTTTGAATAGGTTATGATATTTACTTCAGGGGGGATGTTGATTATATAAGATTTATCTACACAATTAACTTGATGGAGATTTTGAGATGAAATATTGAATTTAATTGGATCATATGTTTTATGTTGAATGGTTTTATAACTGTTAAAGCTTATAAGAAAAGCTATTATAGTTATTCCGAAAATAGTTAATAAAATTGTATTTTCTGTGTTCATGATGTCTCCTTTTTAAATGAATTGTTCAGCTTTAAATTGATTTATATATTCTTGAACTTGTTGAACGGTGATTAGATTGCCAAAAGGATCTATGATGTCTTCATGACAACAAATTGAGGCAGTAATGTAGTCATGATGATTTGTAGTTATGCCCCAGGCTTCAGTGAAACCGTATCCCTCGTCAAGAATAATTGGCTCGCATTGTTTGTTGCAATACGTGCAAATTGCAATTAGTTCAGGCATAATTTGCTCTTTTAATGAATTTTTGTGGTGTTATTAACACATCAAAGGATATTATAAGATGATTTTATAATATCCTTTAATGTTGTTAATATCAATCTTCAATTGGTTCAAGCCATTCAGGTTCCCATACATAGGGATTATTTTCAGGTAATTCTTTATCACAATAATAAAACATTGAAGGATCAAAGGTAAACTTTATTTCATGAGAAAAAGATCCATCAGGCATTAAGCGATAATTATCTTTAGCTAATGCCTTGAGAATTTTTTGTATGGATTTTACTTTTTGCTTTTTCATGACTGGTGTTGCATACATGTATGCATTATTAGCAGATATGTATGGTGTAATGATCGTATTATCATAGGCACAGATATATTCTTGTGTAGTATAATGTTTTTGCGGATTATTTGATACTTTACAAAGGATATGTTGTCCTACTCGAAGGGCATCGGCGATAATTACATTACATTTAGCATAGTCTATATTTTTAATAATTGGTTTCATTTGATTACTCCTTTTGTTGATTTAAGGCGAAGCATCAGTGAATGTTTATGATGTCTTTGAGCAATAGATCAAAAGATGTTGCTTTTCGTGGAGAGGCTTGCTTGATAGCTTTTTCATTGGCTTTTAGAGTTGCCTCTTGTTTTGACTTTGTAAAGCCATCTGATGTGTTGTAGTTATTTGCGATGACTTGGATTTCATCAGTATCTATGATTAACTTATCTGCATCAAGATAATTTACTTTGAAGGTAAATTTAAGTTTGCCGATGATGCGTTTGCCAATATCAATGCCATAGACTGAAAGTTCATTTTTCATTGCTTGCATGTCTTTTTGAATAAAATCTTCAACGGAGGCATGGATGGTTATTAGGCATTCTGCTTTTGAGAGTAGTCCATCACAATATTGTTGATATGTGGTAGCGTTTTGTTCCATTAGTTTTTTCATGCTCATTGTTTGCTCCTTTTAGTTGTATTGCTTAATAGTTATGTTCATTTTTGAACAACAAGTTTTATTTTTATAACTGGGCAATTTTCTCTCTAAGCGCAGCTTGTTGTTTAGGTGAAAGTTGTGCAAGGAGTCGTTGGACTTCTGATAAAGATTTTTTGTGCCTGGTTTTCGGAACGCCTTTTGGTTTCAAAGTTCGCTCGTTTTTGTGGATAAAAAAGTCAAGTAGGGCAGCTTGTTTGTCCAGGTGCTCATATTTTTGTTTAAGATTTTGATGGCTTACTTGAGCTTGACGAAGTTCGGTGAGGGCTTTATTATAGGTTAGACGCGCCCTGGAGTATTGTTCTGAGGCTGCCTGAATGTTATTTATGTAATTGTCTTTTTCTGCTTGCATTTCTTGTTGGATGCAAGCAAGGCAAGTGTGCGGATATGAGATAATGCAGAGATTTTCACGATGCATTGCGGCAATGATTTTATGTTTTTTTGTAGATGAATATGGTTTGTTACAGATGATACAAGTGTGTTTGGCTTGTTCAGTGGTTTGTTCAGTTGTTTGAGTTGTCATTTGTATGGCTCATTTTGAGGAAATGAGCTGAAAATTTTTTTCGGCTCTTTATTGAGTTTGTTTTGATAGTTTATTCTTCTCCTGATTTATCGCCTGATGTCCATTCTGGTGGCGGACTGAAGTTGGAAACTGTGTTAATTGTGCTATCGGTTGAATGGTCTGATGATTCAGTTGAGATTGTATTTGGTGGAATGGCTAAATCAGTTTTTATTGCTTCTGCTTTTATGATTGCTTCACCTTGTTCATCCATTAGACGTTGCCGAGGAGTTCGATTATCGGTTTGAGACGTTAATTTTTCATTTGAGGCAGTTGAGCCGAGTTGAGGCAAACTTTGTAGATGGGATTGTTTACGAAAGTTTCTGATATGTACAATCTCTTTTAACAATTCTTCAGGAACTGTTAGAGGATGATTGTTTTGAAGCTCTGATTTGGCAATGTAGTCATATAGGATTGTTTTGAGGATGGTGGCTGTTGAGTTGCATTGCCATGATGGTTCGATGGTGCGAATGGCTCGTAATGCACGAGCTAAATGATAGTTTGATAAGCGAAGACTGACGGTTGGATTTGACATTTGGTTCCTCCTGTTTTGAAGTTTGTTTGCTTGTTAATATTTAGTTTAAAAATTGTATGTTAAATGTAGTGCAGTTAATAAATAATTAACTGCACTACATTCAATGATGGTTATTTAAAATATTCGATAAGTTGTTCTTGCTCTTTGGGAGTACATTTACTGATAAGGGTGATTAAATGGGCAACGATTGCGTCTGAAGTTGGTTTATCGCCTGTACGCATTGTATAGTCTTCGAGCAGGTCTTGAAGACTCATGGAAATTTTTAGCAATGAGTCAATGTGATACTCATTGTGATGTGAGTATCGAAACATAATTAAATTGTTTGATTTGGCAATGATTTGGATAATGGGAAGAGCTGAGTTTATGTGGTTGGTTGTTGTTTTGGGCATGACTTGTGGCTCCTGTTTTGAGGTTTGTTTTGTTGTGCGTTAGTATTGTGTAAGCAAAAGGCGTGCCATGTTGGAAAAATATTTTCCGTTGTGTAAACAGGTTAACATAGGTGGTCGGGGATTGCAAGGTTTATTTTGTGTTCGTGCTGGCGTTGTTGTGTTTGTTTACAGGGCGGTCGGGTAAGGTGTTGATATTGTTGATAAAATTGTGGTGTGTTGTCGTTGTTTACTTGTAGTACAGAAGTTTACGCCCCTGTCTTTAGGGAGGGGGGGGTTGTTTCTTAAATAAGAAAAAATATTATTTAGTACCTTTCCCTACTTACCGGAAGGGGGGGACGTAAACTTTTGTCTTACAAGCTGGCAATGTAAACATACAATCATTTCAGGTACTTACATGCTTACTTGTTTACTGCATACTTGCCATCATTGCTATATTTGTCTACATGCAAACATAAACGTCCATTTTGGCCCTTTTTAGCGTGTTTTATGTTGACCTATGCCATTGTACCTATAACAATCATAACACATTAAAAACATCGGTTTTGAGCTTCCTGGAGCATGTTTTGTTTGTGTGTGTGCTGGGTGGGTTCCGGCCAGGAGCATGGTTTACTTGTAAACAGGCAAAATACCCATGAACCTGAATTAAATAACCTTTTTAAACTTTAAAATGCTTTGTTAGGTGAAAAGTTGAGATAGTTTGCCAGGGCAGGCATCGTAAAAGGCCTGAAACGTACGTTCATGCGTGAACAGGATCGGGAAAGCTACAAAACAGTTATTTTATTTACGTAGTTAAGGCATAAAAAGGCGGATAGTAAAAATTATCCGCCCCCTTGAAATGGTTTATATGATGGTTATTTAACTGAGCAAATCAAGTATTTGCTCTTTCGTGTAACCAGCAGATAAAAGTTTCTGCAGGTTATTCTTTGCCTTCTCTTCTTTAGTTTGCCTACGTTTTACCGTAGGTATCCAAGAAGTGAAATCCTCTGCAAGAATATCATCTTGCAGATACTTAAAATTCCCCTTTTCATAGGGTTTTTTTACGCTTAACTTTGCACTTAACTTGTTCCGCACATATGCACGGAACTTTATAACTGCCTGATCCAGGGCAAGTTTCAAGATAATTTCATCCGAAATGAATCCTTGAAGTTCTTTCAGACTTTTGACTTTCAAACAATTTGGAATCTCTGTTTCAATGGTTCTTCCACTCTTGTTGTCCTTAGTAATTATTGTTTTCATGATATTCTCTCCTTTGAAAAGGTTTTGGTGGTTGCCGGGAAAACTTTTTCCTTGGCTGTTACGTAAAACTATAAGAGATCGGTTCAGCATTGTCAAATTATTTTTTTATTTTTCTTTGATTAGTAGTAAAAACATATAGTTGTAAGATAGTTTTTTGAATGAAATAGTTTTTAAATAAGATAGTTTTAACGGTTTGTCGGTTTGCCTGGGATGATAGTTTGCCTGGAATATAATGGGGAATTATTTTGTAGGAATAATTATTGTTGTTAGTTGGTAATTATAATGATTGTTATGTGAGAATAAATTTTATTTATGAATAAGAGTTACTGTTATAAGAGAGTGATTCTTATTGTTATGTGATAATGAGAGTTATTGTTATGTGGGAACAATTATTAAGTGATAATGACTGATAGCCTGGACATGCCTCGCTTTTATATATAGCATAAGTGCTTTCTATACTGATTTACGAAATTTTCACACATCATAGTCAAACTCAATATAATATTATTCAATAACTAACCTTAAAAATTTACGCCCAAGCAAAACTCAAAGCCGGCATTTGCAACCTTGCTAAAGCAAACCAAAGCAAAAACCTCCATTCATTTTTTCCTTGACAACCCACACTATATATAGTATGCTTCATATAAGGATTAAAGTTGTTAAATTCAATGTAAAGTATTGAAAAATTAACTTGATAAAATGCTCATTGGTTAAAGCAAACTAATGTTAAAACAAACCAATGCTTACATAACATAAAAATAATAAAATAAAATGCTCAAGACACTTCGCACTCAACATCGAACCATCATTCAGATGGCTTTCAACGGCTTTAAAAATAGTGAAATAGCCGAACGAATGTCTATGAGCCCAACAACAATCAGTACCATCATAAACTCTCCTCTCGGACAAGCATACCTTAACGGTCTTCACGATAAAGCACAAGAAGCAACTCTTGACGTGCGTAAGCAGCTCATCGACATGAATGCAAAAGCACTTGCAACTTTTGAACGTATTCTTCAGCCAACAACAAAAGCCCCTTACAACGTTCAATTCAATACAGCAAAAGACATTCTCGATCGTAACGGCTACAAGCCAACTGATAAAATCAGTGTTGACATGACTCTTCAGTCAAAATCAGATGAGGAAATCGATGCTGAAATTGCTGCACTTGCCGCAAGCATTTCGAGTGCCTCAGTAGCTAACGCTACTAAAACAGCTAAGCAAGCATCTGATGAATTAGATAAAGCTACTGAGTCAATTCAAGAAACAAAAGAACTTCTTACCAAACAAATAAAAGAATCTTCAGCAAAAACATCTCCTCAACAATCAATTCATTCAACGACAACAAGCATTCCATCTGCTGAAGATTCTTTTACTTTTGCCGAAGCATCTAAATTACATGATTTTACAAACATAGATGATATTTTAATGGATTCTGATTCAGACAGAGCAAGTAATTTCTCTGAGTCAACTGGACCTAAGATTCATCCTGATTATTTACCTCCAAAATAAACTTACTCTTGCAAATGCTCTTCACTGATTCTCATCATATAAATCTTTCACAAATAGACATTTCACAAATGTCTCGTGAACAGAAAGAGCATTACGTTAAACTTCTTCAAGAGCGTAACAAACGACTTAGTCAAAATAAAATAATTCAATATTATCCTGAGTCAGGCCCATTATCTCGCCATAATTATCCCAAGCACATGAGCTTTTTTGAGGCCGGGCCACGATACTCTGAACGATGCATGATGGCTGCAAACCGCATAGGCAAGTCAGAAGGAGTCGGCGCATATGAACTAACTCTACATCTTACTGGGCGTTATCCTGATTGGTGGAAAGGAATTCGCTTTAATAGAGCAATATCAGCATGGGCAGCTGGAACAACCAGTACAACTGCTCGTGATATTGTCCAATTCAAGCTTATCGGATCTCCCGAAAATCGCGGCACAGGTATGATTCCTGCAAAGCACATAATTAAAACAACTCCAAAAGCAGGTGGCGTACCAAATTCAGTTGATACAATTCTTGTTAAGCACATATCAGGCGGTATCAGCAGATGTAAAATAAAATCATATGCTGAAGGCAGAAAGTCTTTTGAAGGCACGGAACAAGATTTCATTTGGCTTGATGAAGAATGTCCGCTTAACATATATACTGAGTGCGTAACTCGAACAATGACTACAAATGGTAAGATCATTTTAACTTTCACACCACTTGAAGGTCTTACTGAAACAGTCTTACAGTTTATGCCTGATGGTGAACTTAAACAAGTTCAAGATGGTAATAGATTCCTTGTGCAGGCAACTTGGGATGATGCACCACATCTTACCAAAGAGCAAAAAGATAAACTTTGGGCAGCATTGCCGCCACACCAACGAGAAGCTCGTTCAAAAGGTATTCCACAACTTGGGTCAGGTGCAATTTATCCAATTCAAGAAAATAATATAGTTGTAGAGGATTTTGCCATCCCTAATTATTGGCTCCGTTGCTATGCGCTTGATGTAGGTTGGAAAAAGACTGCTTGCCTGTGGGGAGCTACAGATCCCACCAGTAAAATAACATACTTATATTCTGAATATTATCAAGGTCAAGCTGAACCAATCATCCATGCAGAAGGAATAAAAGCTCGAGGCGTTTGGATTCCAGGCGTCATTGATTCTGCAGCTCATGGACGATCTCAAGAAGATGGTAAGCAACTTTTTCAAATCTATCAAGATCTTGGCCTTGACATCGAAAACGCAAATAAATCAGTTGAAGCAGGAATATATAAAGTTTGGCAAATGCTTTCAACAAATCGCCTGAAAGTATTTAAATCTCTTGTTAATTGGCTTACTGAATTTAGACTTTATCGCCGAGATGACAAAGGGCATATTGTTAAAAAACAAGATCATCTTATGGATGATACTCGTTATTTAGTAATGTCTGGACTTAATCGAGCAATTGCTAAGCCTTTTTGGGAATTTGAAGCCTATGAAGAAAGCGATTATTATAACGAAAACGAAACAAACACTATTACCGGATATTAAACTCGACGTTCATTGATGAACACTAATTTCAGGTGAAACAACTAAACTATTGAGGATTTCATCCCACTGATTGGCCGACTTTTGTGCCTGGAGCTTGCGACAGACACGGAGGCCCAGAAACGAATAAAATATAATTAATTTAATTTTATAAGATTATGCCACAGAACCAAGGAACAGGATTAGAATTTCCAATTGAAGACATTATTGGGCAAGATGCAGCCAATGGAGTAGTGCCAGCTGAGCAATCAGCAACTGCTCCAGTTCAAGCGGATCAAATATCTAATCAGGAAATCTCTAATATTCCGTCATCTAAAGTGCCTGTATGGGCCGATGAACAACCTGTGCAAGATATTATTAATCAGCAGCATACAGATCCTGATCTGATTCCTCATATTGAAAAAGAAGTTCTTCGTGCTGAAGCAGTAGTTCTTATAACTAATCTTGCTGAAAAACAATCAGATGAAACAATTGCAGATATTACAACAAAAGTTTTTGAAGGTTATAAGATTGATTTAGCAAGTCGAGCAGACTGGGAAAAACTTAACAAGCAAATTATTGATTTAGCCAAACTTCTTGTAAAGAAAAAGACATATCATGGAGAAGTTGTAGCTAATGTAAAATATCCTATAATTGCAAATTCATGCATTCAATTTGCTGCAAGAGCATATCCTGAAATTGTTAAAGGTAATGATGTTGTTAAAGGTAAAGTAATTGGAGAAGATCCTCAAGGTACTAAGTTTGAACGTGCTCGTCGAGTAAGTGAATTTATGTCTTTTCAACTCCTGAATGAGATTGAAGATTGGGAAGAAGGTGTGGATCAGCTTTTGATAACTTTGCCTGCAATTGGTTGTGTTTTTAAAAAGACTTATTTTAATTCACTGACGCGACAAAATATAAGTGAAACAGTTTTTGCTGATGATTTAGTTGTCAATTATTTTACTGAATCACTTGAGCGTGCTCCACGAATTACTCATAAGATATACTTATATCATAATGAAATTGTTGAGCGAATAAATTCAGGAATATTTAGTAAGTTTGATGTAGATGAGCTTGGTAAAGCAACATCTGATAAAACATCTGATACTGATGATGAAACACCACATTTGTTTTTAGAACAGCATCGATGGTATGATCTTGATGGCGACGGTTATCAAGAACCATATATTGTAACTGTACATGAACAGACACAGAAACTTGTTAGGATTGCTCCTCGATTTGCTTCTGATGGAATTATTCGTAAGGATGGGAATGAAAATGGGCCAATAATTAAGATTGTGCCTGAGCAGTATTTTACGCGGTATCTTTTTATGCCGAGTATTGATGGTGGCTTTTATGGAATGGGCTTTGGTTCATTGCTTATGAGTGGAAATGCAGCTATTAATACATTGATAAATCAGTTGATTGATGCAGGGTCGTTATCAAATAGACAGCATGGATTTCTTGGTCGTGGATTACGACTTGGTAGAGGTAAGTCAATTACACTAAAGTCTGGTGAGTGGAAGCCAGTTAATGCTACAGGTGATGATCTTCGTAAAAATGTTTTTCCAATGCCTATTCGTGAGCCATCGAGCACATTATTTCAATTGCTTGGATTATTGATTGAAAGTGGTAAAGAACTTGCTGGAATGACTGAAATTCTCTCAGGAAATTCTCCTGGAGCAAATGTTCCAGCAGAAAGTGTTTTAGCATTAATTGAACAAGGATTACAAGTTTATTCTGCAGTACATAAGCGCATACATCGGGCACAGTATAAAGAATTTGTCAAGCTTCGTCGCTTAAATGCATTGTATCTTGATCAAATGACATATAGTACAGTACTTGATGAAAAAGCTATTGTTCAAGCTGATTTTTTCAATGCTGACTTTGATATTGTTCCTGTATCAGATCCGAACAATACGACTATGATGCAGCGAATGCTCAAAGCAAAGGCAATGCTTGAACTTCGTGGACAAGGATTAAATGATATGGAGATTATCCGTCGATATTTGATTGCGATGGATATTAGTGATATTGATGCTTTGATTCCACAGGAACCTCAACAAGATCCAGCAGAACAACTTACCATGCAAAAGATGCAGGCAGAGATTGAAGAACTTGCAGCTAGAATTGATGAAATAAAATCAAAGACTGCCCTGAATTATGCAAAAGTACAGTCTGAAGGTTATCATCAAAGTAAAACTGTAGCAGGCATAGAAAATGATGATAAAAAGATTGACTTAGAAACAGCTCAAGTTGCGAATCAAATTCAACTTGGACGATCACAGCAATCGATAGGAAAAGCGCCTGATGGTATAACAGATTATACAGCCAAACGTGAATATGGTTTAGAAACAAATAATAAGGAGCAATGAAAATGATTAAATATATATGTGTAAAAGAAGTATCTGCTAAACCTATGACTCGACAAGAATATAATGATTATCGAGGCTGGAAGCTTCCTTCAGATGAGAATGGGGATGATTGGGGTTATTTGAAGGATGATGGTCAAGGACATATTCAATGGGATCCTATAGAGATATTTAATAAATATCATCAAGTTATTGATGGAATGACTTTTGGTCATGCGATTGAAGCAGCTAAACTAGGTAAGAAAATTGCTCGTAAAGGATGGAATGGCAAAAATATGTTTATTGTTTATATGGAGCCACTAAGCTTACCTCCATATAATACAAGTGGAACGCAGCGTAAAGTAAATGATCGAACGGCTAAATTTATTGGTAAAGATAAGCCACTGAATTGTCAGCCATATTTTGCAATGTATAATGCACAAGAAGAGTGGATTCTAGGATGGTCAGCAACACAAAGTGATATGCTGGCAAGAGATTGGATGATTGTAGAATAATAAATAATAAGGAGCAGTAAAATGACAAATTGGCAGAAAAGAGTTATTAAAGAACAACGATAATTAGATAAAAAATTATACGTTTAACTGCAATGCTTGTGAATGAGCCTGGGACAATGATTATTGATGAAGAAGAATTTATGTTGCTTTCAAGGTAATTAAATATTATACTTGAATATAATAAAATTCTTAAGTTACGTATAGATAGATTTAATGATTAATAAGGAGCAATGAACATGATTACGCCGGAGCAGTTTGCAGAGTGGAAAGAGCATCCAGTAACTAAAGAGATATTTGCTTTGCTGAAAGAAACTAAGCAAGGATTGCTGTATAAGTTGGAAAATGGAAATACTTTAGCTCAACATGCTGATGTAACACATGGTATGACGCATCGAGTTGTAGGGCATATTGAAGGAATTAATCAGTTACTTAATATTTCTTTTGCTGATGCTGATGCTGAGGAAGATGTAAGTGAGGTGACTGGGCATTAAATATGAACTAAGGCAGCTCCGCTGCCGCCTGAAGAGTTCAGCTAGATTATAACTGTTAAAGCTAACAACTATTTAAAGGAGTAAGAAATGAGCTTAAATGAATTGACAAAAGATTTTAATCAATCAGGAATATTGCCAACTGGAGGTCATTTACTTGTAAAACCGAAAAAGGTTGAAGAGGTGACGGAAGGTGGAATCATATTACCTCAAGATATTAGAGATAAAGAACAACAAGCAGCAACTGAAGGCAAGTTAATTGCTATTGGCCCTGCTGCTTGGGCTGATCTTGATGATGGTGAGGCATGGGCAAAAGTTGGTGATAAAATTAGTTATTCTCGTTATTCTGGTGTAATGATGAAAGGTCAGGATGACGAAGAATATGTATTGATTAATGATGTTGATGTTCTTGCAGTTTTACTTTTTTAAATAGGAGTTAGTTATGAGTGAAGAATTTGTAGAAGATATTATTTCTGGTCTTGGTGAAAAAACATCTGATGCAACCAATAATAAAGTTGCTGATTTAAATACAACTGATTCAAATAATGATAATCAAGGTAGTGATAATGCTATTTCTGATGATACTAGTGCTTTTGATGATGAAACAAAAAGTTCCTCTACGGCAGTAAAAGATGATGCAGATAAGAGTTCTGTAGAGACTGATACTGATTCTGATGATACTGCTAATGCTCCGAGTGGTTCATCAGAAGTAGAGGAACTTGCTTCTCAGCTTGGATGGAATAAAAATCATAAGGGTCCTGATGCAGTTGATGCTGCTACATATATTTTGCGTGCAAAAGACATTCAAAAAACAATGCGCTCGCATAATAAGGATCTAAAGAAACAATTAAATACTTTGAATAGCTCTGTTGCAGCGTTGAAAGAACATAATGAGCGTGTATATCAAGCTGAAGTTCGTCGTTTACAGAGTGAGCTTGATAAGCTTGTAAAAGAAAAAAAGGATGCTATTGCTTTAGCTGATGTTGATAAAGTTGAAGAATTAGATCAACAGATTGATCAAGTTAAAGAAAGCATAAAAACACCTAAAACAGATGATGTTCCTACTGATAATCCTGTTTTTAATGAATGGGTAGCAAATAATCAATGGTATCTGACTGATGACGATATGGCACAGTATGCAGATGCTGTTGCTGAACAATATGTTGGTGCTCCACCAGAAAGAGTTTATGCAATAGTGCGACAAAAAGTAGCGGAAGTTTTTCCAGAGAAATTTTCACAGGAAAATGCAAGTAATAAAATTTCAGATAATAATCAAAATAATATCCAAGCTAAAACGGATCAAAAAGAGAAGGTAGTTGGACCTAAGAGTCCAGTAGAAAAAGGAAGTCGTTCAGATACTGCGGGAAGTTTTACTAAAGCTGATTTAACACCAGCTCAGGTAAGTATTATGAACCAATTTGTTAAAAGTGGTATTATGACAGAAAAACAATATATCGCTGATATAGCGAAATTACAAGGAGTATAATAATGACTGAATCAAAGGAAGTAACTGATAAAAATAAGGCTTTAAAAGAAGAATCTGCACCTAAGCGCGTGATGCAGTCTCGTAAACGAGTTCCACTTGGAGCAAGAAATATTTTGACTGCTGGGGCGCGGCCCGGTTATCGGCGACGTTTTGTTAATGATGTTGGAGATCGTGTAGCAATGTTTAAAGATGCTGGTTGGAAGCCAGTATTGAAAGAATCTGTTGGTGATGATCGAGCAGGAAAAGCTACATCAATGGGAAGTAGTGTAAATCCATCAGTAGGTGGTGGACAGCGAGCAATTTTAATGGAGATTCCTGAAGAACTTTATCTTGAAGATGAGAAAGTAAAACAAGATAAAATTGATCAGGTTGAGAAAGAAATGCGAAGAACAGTTCCGGGAAAAGATGGATTGAATGGTAAGGTAAGTATTTCACGAGCGTGATATGAGTTAATTTGAACTGATTGTTAATTTTATATATGAGGTAAGTTATGGCTAATGTTGATCGTCCGGCTGGTTTAAAGCCGGTTAAATATTTGAGTGGGGCACCTTGGAACGGTAAAGCAAATGTTTATTTTGTCCCTGATACTGATGCTACGGCATTGTTTAAAGGTGATCCTGTTAAAAGTGCTGGCGGAGCAGATCCGACTGGTAAATATCCAACTGTTGTACAGGCTGCTGCTGGTGAAGCTGTACGTGGAGTTGTGATCGGATTTGGTGAAGAACCATTTGTAATGGTGAATCCTACTAATTCTGATCGTACTCATCGTCCTGCAAATGCTGCTATGTATGTTATGGTAGTTGATGATCCAAATGTTATTTTTGAGGTGCAGGAAGATAGTGATGGTGGTGCATTAACGGCTGATGCAATTGGTTCTTCTGCTGATCTTGTGGTCGGTGCCGGCGATGTTAAAAGTGGTCGAAGTGGTGTTGAACTTGATTCAAGTTCTGCGGCTACTGTTGCAGCAACTTGTAAGATTCTTCGAGCTGTTAATCGTGAAGATAATGAACTTGGAGATCATTGTAAGTTTGAGGTACTGATTGCTGAGCATGAAATGAAACTTGCAACTGGCGTGTAAGGTAAAGTTAAGTTAAATGCAATGATTGTTATTGCTTAAGGAGATATAATAATGGGCGTTATTACTACAAGTAATTTTGCAAAAGATTTGGTGCCGGGAGTAAAGACCTGGTTTGGGCAAAAATATAAAGAATATCCGATTGAATATTTGGATATTTTTGAAAAAGGGACATCTCAGCGGGCATTTGAGGAAGAAGCTGGTGTTACTGGTTTTGGGTTGGCTGCAGTAAAGACTGAAGGTGCTGGCATTGCTTATGATGAGCAAGAACAGGGTTTTGTTAATCGTTATACACATGTAACGTATGGCTTGGGATTTATTATCACGCGTGAGATGTATGAAGATGGTATTGCTGTAACGGTTGCCTTGCGTCGGGCTAATGCACTTGCTTTTTCTATTCGACAGACAAAAGAAACGATTGGTGCAAATGTGCTGAATCGTGCTTTTAATTCTGCTTATACGATGGGGGCAAGTTCTGATGGTAAAGAGCTTTGTGCAACTGATCACCCTAATAAAAGTGGAGGTATTTGGAGTAATGAGCTTCAGACACCGGCTGATTTGAGTGAAGCTGCACTTGAGCAAGCATGTATTGATATTGCTAAGTTTAAGACTGATCGTGGACTGACGATTGCAATTATGCCGCAGCAGTTGATTATTCCGACTGAACTTGAGTTTGAAGCTTATCGAATTCTTGATTCAATTGGACGTCCGGGAACTGATTTTAATGATATTAATGCTATTAAGGCAAGTAAGAAGTTTCCGAAAGGTACTGCCGTAAATCATTACTTGACTGATCCTGATGCTTGGTTCATTAAGACAAATTGCCCTGATGGGCTAAAGTATATGGAACGTCGGCCTGATGCATTTGGTACTGAGAATGATTTTGATACGGAGAATGCTAAATTTAAAGCTACTTTTCGTGGTAGTTTTGGTTGGTCTGATCCGAGAGGTATTTTTGGTTCTCCGGGAGCGTAATAACTTGATGTTCATTTTTGAACAGATAATTTATGGTATGTGTCGAGCTTCTTGTAGGATGATGAAGCTCGACACATTCTTGATAAAAGTTTATTAGGTTTATTATGGGTTATCGAGTAGGGGATTATAAAGTTATTTGTGATCGATGTGGATTTGAGAGATATGCATCAGAGTGTCGAATGACTTGGGATAAGCTTTTTGTATGTGCAGATACTTGTTGGGAAGAAAAGCATCCTCAGTTTAGTGATCCTAAGCCTTTAGGGGAAAAACAAAAAGTGCCTGTTTATAGACCTGAGCCACCTGAAAATTTTATTGACCCAAGTAATCCTATTACTGGAGATGATTTATAATGGCAACGTTTGCGGAAATACAAGAACGAGTAAACGATCTTGTTCAAGATGATTTAGGTAATGATGACCTTATTCCAGCGTTAATTAATCAGGGAGTTTATGAAATTGCCGGTGGAATGCAGTCATTTTTAGCTGATGTAATTATTCCTCCTTTGCCTGAATTATTTAAGATTGATGTTGTGAGTACAGTTCCTGGGCAAGCATTTACTAATATGCCAAATGATTTTCATAGGACATTACAATTTGCAGTTAATGAAAAAGGTACTGAAATTGATATAGCTGATTCTTTTATTGCTTTTTCTGAAATAGATCCTTCAATGAGTAAAGTTGGAAGTATTATTGAAGTGATTGAGTATGGTAGAAAGTTATATTATTTAAATAGTCCTGTTGTAGCTGAAAATGTTATTGTGCATTATTATCGTAAGCCAGTTGTAATGGTTGCTGAGGGCGATATACCTGATGGAATTCCTGAACATTTACAAATGACTTTATTAGTTAATTTTGCTTGTTGGAAAGCATATGAATTTATTGAGGATGGTATTGAAGGTGATGCAGTGAACACACAAAAATATAAATCATTTTTCGCTGAAGCATTAAAAACGCTTGAAGTTACTATTCCTGATTATACTCGTGGATTAAAGTTACGTTAAAGGATAAGATATGTCGCGTGGAATAAAAGATTTTTATCGAGGAGATACAAGGACATACTCGATTGTTTCAAAAGCAAAAGATGGTAGTCCTTTATCACTTCATAATGCAAAACTTTTTATTACGTTTAAGAGTTCTCAATCATTGGCTGATGCTGATGCTGAATTACATAAAGTAATTAGTTTAACTGAAATTGATCCTAATAATCCTACTGGAGTAGCAACCATTAAATTAACTCATACAGATACAGAAATTACTCCTGGAACATATTGGTATGATTTTCAATTAGTATATGCTAACGGGGATGTTATTACTCTTATACCTAATCCTAAATGGGATAAAAAAGATAAGCAAGTTAAAGTTCATACTGACACTACAAGAGAGATTGCTTGATGAGTTGTGATTGTATAAATGTACAAGTAATTGAAGAAGTAATTTCAGTTATTGTTACTGATGAACAAATAGTTTCTGGTGAATTAACAGAAATTATTATTTGTGAATCACAATATTGTGGTGGTATTGAAGAGGCTCCTAAAGATGGTAATCAATATGCTCGGCAAGATGGAGATTGGACTGAAGTAAGTATTCCTGTAGTGCCTGTAACTTCTGTATTTGGACGTACTGGAGATGTTGTTGCAGGTCAGAATGATTATACCTGGAATCAAATAAATAAGACAGTTTCAAGTCTTGCTGATATTACTACTCGAAAGCATTCTGATCTTACCGAAATAGGCAATAATACCCACCCGCAGATTGATTCTCATATTGCCAGGACTGATGTTCATTTTCTTGATGCCCCGGCAGATTCCAAACAATATGCAAGGCAAAATAATAACTGGGTTGAAGTTCAGGCTTCAGGTGGCGGATCACCATTTTTAAATTTTGAAAATATAACTTTTGCGGCATTACAAACAAAAATACAAAATGCAGAAATTGAGGTTGGCAAATATTACCGAATTACAGATTATTATTCGTTGAATAGTGCAGGTTTTGGAGAATATTATCAATCTCCTATAGAGCCAATAATTGTTCAAGGCTTGACCGCAAATCAAGTCTCGCTGCAATCGTATTCCGATACTCATAAAAATGATGTGATATTGTATGATATTACAGATAATCAAATAAACGATTCCGTTAATTTAGAATATGATACTGGAGATAATAATGGAACTATAAATGTTTTATCAACGACGACTGATACGGTTGTTGTAGATCAAGAACCAATCCTGAATGATAATTTTTATTTTTATGCTGAAGATAATGATGGTGGTGAAATAGAATATGAGTTTAATGGGTTGGGTAGTGATTTTACAGTAACTGACAATGGTAATAGCTCTTGGACTATTACTGATTTAACTGGAGATATAAATTTTGCTCAACCTGATTACTCTTATATTGAAGGTGAGTGGGATTTGATTATAAATTTTCCAGGAAAAATTATTTATCGAGAAGACCCTCAGAAAAAGATAGTTTGTTATTTCGATTTCCGAAACCACAAATACTATCGTGCAAAAGCTGATTTAGGCAGTGTATCTACTTATGATTCAGGAACAACATATTCTGTACGCAAGATTGTTAAGTATAACGGCACCTTGTACGCAAGCAAGAATAATGACAATCACGGACATACGCCTACGGATCAAAACTTCTGGCACCGAATCTTAGGAAACGTTGCTGATTACTATCTATTTGCTGAAAATGGTTTTTACAATGCTGGAGGTAATATAAATATTTCTCAGCAGCAGAGCGACAGAGCTTTAGTTCCGGTCTTTGCGAAACAAAATGGGTCAACCTTTGTTTATGATGATTCAAGAGTAAAGAATACAAAACTGATTCGTCCGGACACAATATTTATTAACTTCAATGATGCTCCAGTAGTGGAAAATTGCGAGTTCAATACCGAAAAATTTACAGTTTATGCCTCAATAACATTTTCCAAGATAAGCAATGGTAGTAATTGCACATTTACTGGACCAGCCTCTTATGTTGATTTTGGTTATATTTCTAGCTTATTTGTGGCCATGTATCTACAAAACTCATCCATAAATAATGCTTCAAGCACAATGTTTGTCGGTTGTGCTTCAATGACTATTGATAAGATTTCCAATAGTTTATTGAAAGTTCAAAGGGTCGTTATCGGAAATAATAACCGGCAAATGGCTTTGTCCGGATCTGATATGACCTTTGGCAATAATAATTCTGATATTTCTATGAGAAATGGGAATTTCATTTCTTTTGGAAATTCCAATCAGCGGATTGAATTTTATATGCATCCCCTTGCAAATGTAAAATTCGGGGATCAGAATAAATATTTGAAGTTCACGGGTAATAATGTATCTGCTGTAGAATTTAAAGATCGTTGTGGTAAGTACGGTCATTGGCATAATTTTACTTCCAATTTGATAGCATCTTATATCGGAACTTCCTGTTTTTGGAACGGGCAATCGACTGTTATACAGCTCACAAATGTTACTTTGCAAGGCAATAACGAGAGAGTAAAAATCCCTCGTATATCTAATTCTGTTTTTGGATGGGGAGCCTCAGATATAACTTCATCGAGCGTGGACAATTGTGTATTTGGTGCGCGATGTTTTCATATAAACTTTAACAATACCAAGATGTATGGGTGTGTGTTTGATCCTGCTGTTCAAAACTTGAGTATGGGTACAAGTGATCTTAATAAGAAGTTTACTCGGAATCAGGTGCATGCGAGTAATACTGATTATGGTTCAAGTGCAACTCATATTTTCAAAAATTATACGTGTGAGATTATTAACCTTGAAGCATCTGGAGTTAATTTACCAGTTAAATTGATGTATTACGATAATACAGGGGTTCAACAAATTGTTGATCCAGATACATAAAGTGGAGAGAATATGAGAATCAAAGAAGTAAAAGAAAAGTTTGAAGAAATCTATAATTACATTGAGGAGTACAAGCAAGTTCGTCCAATTATGGAGGCAACTATAGAACAATTGAAAGGTGATGCTGAAGCCCTTAAATTGCAGGTTGCGAATCTGGAATCTGCCATATCGGATTTACAAGGAGGCTCTTAATGAAATCAATTGCAATGGGAATTTGTTTGCTTTTATTAGCGGGATGTTCTGGGTTTGCTCCGGTGGCAACTAATGCTGTAAGTCAGATAGCAAAAAAGACAACAACTACCTATGATGCTAAGGGTATACCCGTACAAACTGTGGAGGAAGATGAACCTGTCCTCGGGACACAACTTGCGTATCAACGCACTTTGCAGACAATAAGCAATGATCATCGGGACACGATGAAGTCTGTTGCGACCGGGCTCCAGAAAAGCATGACAAGTGTGAGTAAAGATAATTCTCTTGCACCTGGTACTAAAGCAATCATGCTTTATCGTGGGTTTGAGTCTTTTGAAAGACTTGGCGAGGTTGCTAATGTAGATGCTCAGTCATTAGCAGCGGTGCAGCGGTCTCTATCTGGATTTGAAGTGCTTGGCAACGCTTTTGGGCAAGCAATCACTGGAGCGAAGTGGTATGGCATTGCTCGTATAGGTGGAAAAACATTTCGCCATATGGTTGATGGTTTCGGTGATCATACCAATGTGAGTGGGAATGAGAATGCTCTTAAAATTGATAAGCGTAGAGTGAGCAATAATATACACGCTAACACAACAGGTGCAAATTCTCCAAGTAATCCAGTGACTACCACTTCTACAGGCTGTGAGTCTGGAAATTGTAACAAAGATTCTGAAGAGAGTCCTGAAGGAAAGCCTCCGATTAATGGGCCGAATGAAGACAATACAGTCTGTATCAAAGGAGATACTTCTTTACCAATTCATCATGTAAATGATCATGGGGATGCTTTTATCGACGATACATGCTCGTGTTTATCATGGACAATGGATCATTGTGGCCCTGGTACGGGGAGGTAATTACTGATGATAACGAGCAACACAGGAATATCTATATCATTAGTATTGATGGGATTTAATGCGATTGTTCTACCCATTGTATATTTTTGGGTTAAGCGTATGTCTACTCGTATTGATGAGTTAGATAGCCATAAAGTATCTGAGTCAGAATGCACTTTACATAGAACATCGATTGATAAAGATTTTGCCTCTATGGATAGACGTATTATGGATCATACAGACCGTAACTCTTCGGAACACCAGGCTTTGCAAAAAGCAATGGATCAGATGGCGCGAGAACTTGGGCAGGTGTCTAATAATTTAGAATTGACTGCTGGATCACTTGTGACAGTATCTGATTGTCTGGGTAAAATTGCTAAAGGAAAAGAATGTTAAACTTAAAGGAGGTGTTATTATGGATGGTACAGAAATTACTCTCCCTGCTTTAAAAGAAGGTAAAGATTCAACTGAGTGGAGGCTAACAAAAGGACTTATGGTGGCTGGGGTAATTCTTGCGATTTCGTCTTCACTTGGAAAAGTTCCGTTTACACCGGACCAACTTTCAGCATATTTGGCGAATCTGCTGGCCGAGGCCACTAAATGGACAAAAGTATTTTTGCCTTATGCAACTGCTATTTATGGATGGTATTTGCATAAACGATCACAGCTCAAATCAGAGCACCTCCAAATTCAAAAAGAGGTTGCTCTTAAATCACTTGAGGTGAAAAATGGATAAGTATCAAATTCGATGGATGGCAATTTTTTTCTGTTTGTTGTTTTGGGGGGTAGTTGCATTTGCGTTTATTGGTAATGCGTTTGCGGCTCAAGGAATGTTTCAATGGAGTCCTAATTCCGAACCTGATCTTGCAGGATACAAGATTTACTGTAAGACAGACACTGAAACAGATTATCCTGCCCAAGGTATTGATGTAGGACTGCCAGCCACCGGGGATGATGGGAAGGTGCATTCTGAGCTGATTACCGTGCCGGATACTTCAGCGTCTTGTGTCGCCACTGCGTACGATAACGATGGTAATGAATCAAATTTTTCTAATCCAGCTACTTTCAATTTAGCTCCGATGCCGCCCCAAGGGTTTGCTGTTGATGTGACTGTAAACGTTCATGTCAATACAAATTAAATATTCAATGATATTTATTGCCCCCGAGCCTAAACATAAACGGGGGCAATACCGTAAATCTCAAGGTCAGTTAATTGAATTTACAGGAAATACAATAAAATCTTTAATTAATAAATTAAAATTTCACTTTGTTGATGATGGATTGTACGATCGAACTTATAAAGTAGGTATAGATGGGCATGGGCATCCTTTTATATTTACATTTTCTGAATTAAAGAAGTTATCTGAAAAATTATGAAATTATATATTGTACAGTATAGGGGCATTGGTATGGTGTCTCGAATATTGAAATGGAAAACTTGGTCAATATGGTCACATTCTGGAATGCTTTTTCATTTTGATGCCTTAGGCAATGTGAATGGAAATGATTGGGTTTTAGCTGAAGCATGGGAAAAAGTAGGTGTGGATTTAGTAGAAGGTAAAACTATGCAAGAAGTTTTATCTAAGAATCATCATGTAGGAACTCCAGTGGATATATTTGAAACTCCATGTAGTTCAACTCAGGTTGCAGACATTTATGGGTTTGCAAAAGCTCATGAAGGTGAAAATTATGATTGGAAAGGTATTGTTGGGTTTATAGCAAGAAAACCCTTCGAAGAATCTGGGAAATGGTTTTGTTCTGAATATGCTCATGCAGCTTGCAAGCATGGTGAGTTGCTTTTACAAAGAGAAGCTTCTTATAAGGTTAATCCTAATCATATAGGGATAAGTCCAGTTATAGACCCCTATAGTCATTTGATAACAGAAGATTATGATAGATTATGCTCACACAAAATATCGTGATTACAAGGCCAAAATAAAAGTAAGAAGAAGTAAGTATTGGCCTGCATTGCGTAAATGGTATAAGGCTAAACATTCTGAGTGCGAGGCTTGTGGTAGAAAGAATAAATGGGTTATTTTTGTACATCATATTTATCCTTTTCATTTATTTCCTGCTAAAGAGTTAGAAGTTTCTAACTTAATATCTTTATGTTTTTGGTGTCATTTTACTTTAGGTCATTTGAGAGTTTGGAAAAGTTATAATTTATCAGTATGCAAGGATGCTAAAAAACTTTTAGTTAAAATTAAAAATAGACCATGAAAGCACAAAAAGGAATGTTTAAAGTTATTCGTAATATGCAATTATGTCATGGTTTTGATGCTTGTAAATCAAAAGTATGTTTAAAATATTTACCTGGGTTAAAACAAGGCAATGTATGAATTGCTGCGTGGGCATTAAAATATAATGAAAAAGTAATTACTAATGCAATAGATAAATGCCCAGAAAATGCTATTCAATTAGAGGAAATTAAATGAGTGTTGAATCTGCTGTTGAACATTTAATGTCAATTGAAGGTAATGGGTATAGTTTTGATCGAATGGATCATGGTGGGCATACTTATTGTGGGGTATCACAGATGGCCCATCCTAATTGGATTGGATGGAAAATTTTAGCAGAATATGCTCCTGATTATAAAGACTTACCAGTCAAAATACTAAAAGTTCATGTAATTTCTCTATACAAAGAACACTATTGGGATAGAATACAAGGAGATGAATTAGAGATATATTCTGAAAAAATTGCTTTTGAGGTATTTGAACAAGCTGGTAATCTTGGGGTACGAAAAGCAATTAAACACTTGCAACGATCTTTAAATGTATTAAATTTGCATGGTAATATTTATTCTGATTTATTTATTGATGGGCTAATAGGTCCAAGAACGCGTGAAGCATATAAAAGATACTTTGCTTATTCTACACCAGATCATATAACAAAAGAAAAGATGTTATTAGGCGCATTAAACACCTTGCAAGGTATGTACTATTTTAAAATAATTGAAAAACATCCAGATCAATCTCGATTTCGTGGTTGGTTTACAAGAGTTGCTTGTTAAAAATGAAACGATTAACTGTATATTCAGGTGCGATTGGTATTAATAATAAAGTTGCGCCACATAGACTTAAATATAGTATTGAAAATGGAGTATCTGCATTAGAACAAGCTGATAATATAATAATTGATCGAACAGGTGAAATTGTTGCTCGGCGAGGATTTGTTCGTAAAGCAGAAGGTAAGTTTCATTCATTATTTCCTGGAAAAGACTGGGGATTAGTTGCAAAAGATCGTAATGATGATACTGCAATATATAGAGTTACTATTTCTAATACTGGTGTTGTTTCTATTGATGGTATAAGAGATACTTTAACAAAAGGAAAAAGAATTGACTTTTGTCAAGTAATGAATGCTATTTTTTATACGAATGGTGATCAAAATGGAATGATTACTTCTGATGCTGTATCTGTTCCATGGAAAGAAAGTCAATGGCCGAATGATCAATCAAAAGCAGTTTGGGCAATTCCACCTCCTGCTGATCATTTATGTTATAATGCAGGAAGAATTTATTTTTCATTAGATGATGTTCTTCATTATACTGAGTTTGGTCATTTAGGGTTATATGATGTAGCTATTGATGGAGAACATTTTCCTGATAGAATTATTTTAATGGTACCTGCACTTGACGGATTATATGTATCAACAGAAAAAGCAATTTATTTCTTAAGTGGTTTAGATCCACATGATTGGCATAATAAAAAAGTTTTTGATTATCCGGCCATGGAATGGGGTAAATATTATGGAGTTGTTGATCCATCTTTTATGGGATTTGAAACAAATGTACCTTCTTCATTAATAGCAACAAAAAATGGTCCAGTTTTATGTTTACCTTCTGGACAAGCAGTAAATTTAATTGATAAAAATGTAATTTTGCCAGAATGTACTGGTGATGGTGCTATATCACTTTTTGATGAAACATTAATTATTCAGACAGGAGAATAAAATGGCTTGGAAACTCTCACCCGGATTTGTTAAAGCAATTCAAAATCGTCGCATTATTAGTAAGACACGAGTTAATACTAATACGCTTACATTTACTAATGATAAAATTCAAGATTCTGGTAATGGTTTAGGAGATTTTAAGGTAGGAGATTTTATACATGTAATTGCTCCTACTAATGCTGGAACAAATGATAATATTATTGCTCGTTGTATTGCTGCCACAGCTGCTGAATTAACTTTTGCATCAAATACTTTTACTGCACTTGCATCAGGTACTCAATACTTGATTCAAAGTTTTTCTTCTGGTTCTATTGCAGAATTAATGAAAAATTCTCGTCTTGATTTATTTAATGGTACAAGACCAACTAATCCTGAAGATACTGAAAATGGAACTCTTCTTGTTTCTATAACATTAAATGCTGGTGCATTTGTTTCAGGTGATGCAACTAATGGAATAAATCTTGATACAATTGTAGCAAATGCTTTAAAACGTGCAATTGATCCTGCAACAGGAAATACAGAAATTTGGCAAGGAATTGGAATTGCTAATGGTACTGCACAATGGGGTAGATGGTATGCAAATGATGCAGTTACAGGAGCTTCAACTGATGCAGTTCGAATGGATGGCAATGTTGGTACGACTGTAGGAGCTGATATTGTTATGGCTAATGGTCGTGATGTTGTCTCAGGGGCTCCTGCAACAGTCACGGATGTTAGTGTTACTGTGCAGGGAGTTTAAATCTCGTGGGAGTTTCCATACTTGCAAAAGGAGCTAATCCTGAATATTCTGTTGATGCTAATATTTGTATTACTAATGTAATTACATTAGAAAGTACTTTTACTTCAATTAGTGTAAATACTAATATTGGTATTAGATCACAATTTTATGTTGATCCGAATTTACCATTAAATCCCATTGATATATCAGCAATAATAGGGATTAGCAATTTTAATGAGATTGTTTTAGATTATGTTAAAATTAATAATCTTATTGGAATTGGAAACTCTATTGAATTATATAGAGATCAAGTTTTAGAAACATTTTCTATTTTTGGAATTAGTTCATTAATTGAAATGACCAATGCATCTGCAATTAATGAATTGAATGCTGGTTTAGGAGTTAAAACATTCGTTAATATTGTAGATGATCTTAATGAACAAATAAATTTATCCATAGGACTTAAAACTACTATTGAAATGAAAAAAGATATTCAATTAGTTATTATTCCAATGATTGGAATTTCTGGCACAATAACTATTCTTGGTAATTCTTCAGATAATATATTATCTGATATGTGTAAGATACCTGATTTTAATAAATTAAGGTGGTGTTAATGGAGGCTATTGCTGTACAATCTGCTATAGGAAATTCTGGAGAAAAACCAGTAACTAAGTTTACTGATTTTACTTTTAATTCTTTAGGAATGATAAATAATTTTCCTGTAGGAGTAAATTCAACTGGATTATTTCTACTTAATATTGGAGATAAAGATAATAATATTTCTTTTAAAAGTACATTTGTATTAGCAACAACTGATTTTAATCTTAATGAATTTAAGCGATTACGTTATATTTATATTGGTGTAAATACTAATGATTCTTTTATTATTTCTATTGCTGTAGATGATAGTGATTGGATTGATTATTTATGTGAAATAACAAAAGAAGGTTTACAAAAAATTAGAATTCCTATTAGTAGAAAAACTCAAGGTAGATATTGGAAAATAAAAGTTACCTCTGATTATTGGTTTAGGATTGATTATATTGAGATATTGCCTATAGTTAGATCTACTGGTATTGGAGGAGGACATTAAATAATGGGTGCTTTTGTAGAACATGTAAATGTACCATCAATTGGTCAGGTAGCAGGCAATTATCAAGAAATAGTTGAATCATTTGATTATGCTCGTAATTATGCTGATACAATGCGAGATACTCTTAATGAACAAATTGAAAATTTAAGTCAAGCAATTGATCCTTATCAAGTAAATTTTGATTCAATAACTTCAACTATTGATAATATTCCAACACCTGGATTTCCTACTACACCAGATATTAATATTAATCTAAATGAAAATTGGCCCGATAATAATATTCCTGAACCAAATCTTGTTGACATTAATGCAGATTTTGCATTTATTGATCCTGTAGTACCAGATGATTTAGATGCAAGTTTTGATTTTACTCCTGGCATATATTCATCTTGTATATGGGATCAATTTTGTGAAAAAATTCGTGATGGATTATTGAACGGAGGTACTGGACTTACTACAATTGTCTATAATGCTATCATTGCACGAAATGCAGAAGCACGTAGAAATGTAGAAGATCAAGCAAGACGAAGAGCTGTAAATGCAGTTGGTGCTCGTGGATTCGATTTGCCAGGTGGAATGGCTGCTGCTGTATTATTAGAAATAGAGCGTGAAATTATTATAAAAGATTTTGATGCAATAAATTCAACAACAATTAAAGATTTTGAAGTTGCAGATGCTAATGAAAAGTTTATTAAAGATTTAGCTCTTAAAGCAGAACAAATGTTACGTGAAGAATTTAATAAATCTGAAGATAGACTTTTAAATATTGCTCAAGTTGGTAAAGAAATTGCAATTAAAGTCTATGAACAGAATGTAAAAATTTATCTTAGTAAGTGGGAAGGAATTAAAGCAAAAATTGAAGCTGCAGCAAAACAAATTGATGCTTTGATTGCTAAAAATGATGGTGAGATAAAAACTTTTCTTGGGCGTGCAGATGTTTTAAAAGCTCAAATTACAGCTATTGCAGAAGAAAATAAAGCTAAAACAGACGTAGCACAAGCAAAAGCAAGTATTTATGAGTCTGAGGTACGTGCTATTGCTTCAGAATTTCAAGTATTAGTTGAAAAAGTAAAAGCTCAGACAAGTAAATGGATTGCTGAAACTGATTCAGTTGTTAATAAGGAAAAGATTAAATTAGCTGCTTTTCAATCAGCTAATGACCTTGCAGCTAAAGTTTCAGAATCTATTGCAAATATTGCATCACAGTCTGTTGCGTCTGCATTAGGAGCAATTAATACAGGTATGAGTTTTGGTTATAGTGGTCATATGTCTATCACTAATAATAAATCATTAAGTAATCAATTATCAGAATCACATAGCTATAAGGAATCATAATTATGCTTATTTTATTTGTTGCAAGTAATGCAGGTTCAGGCACTGATACTGCACCGGAATTACCTGATTTACATATTCAAGATTCTCAATCTGGAGATCATATTCCTGTTGGTGGAATTCAGGGATGGGATAATGATTATCTTCAAGCACAAACTGTATGTAAAGCTCCAATGGTTTTTCAGGCTGAAGAGATAGGAAAAAATGCTGGAGATGATTCTTCAATGTATTGGTGTAGAAGACTTTCAAATGGGTTAGTAAAAGTTAATTTTACTGATTCAGGTGCTAATGCTGTTATTTATCCGCTATATGAAGATAAAAATGGAGTAAAATCTATTGGTTCTGCTATAACGGTTAATGCTAAATCAAGGCAAGATGGTGCATTATATATGGCTGAAATGTTAGTTTTTGATTTATTAGGAGCTAATAAATTTGGTATTTATATTGAATCTATATCAGTAGGTACTATTAATGTAATGCTTGCTGGAGTATAATAGTATTTTATTATGAAATTTAAGTATTGGCATAATAATAAAATAATTGATTGTAAATTAATAACTAATCCAGAAGAAGCAAAAGGATTTATTCCTTATGCTAATCAATTATTTGATAAAATGCAAAATGCAAGAGTTAATCCGCAAAAACTTTTTCAATTAAAACAAATATTTTATCCTGAACCTGGAGTACAGATAATTTGTCAAAAAATTAGAAAAGAAAATAAAATTACTATTGATGTTTCAGATGAATACATTCAACGTAAAAAGATAAAAAAATCAAAGTGTTTTTGTGATTGTGGTGCTGCTGTTGGCTGGATAAATCAAAGCCCTGGAAGTACCGTTACTATTGATGGAAATGGCAAAGTAAATCAAGAAGATGATCTTGATTGGATTCCTCAAACAAGCACAAAATATGAAATTGGAGCTTGTCAAGAAACTAAGATAGATATTTTTGAGCCTGTGCTTTTAAAAAACGAGCAAATGGTCCCGACTGATTTTTACAGGCATTTTCGTAGCCTAAATCAAACTCTTGACACACTGTTAATTGTTCAAGACAAAGACATTACAATTATAAAGCCAGATGGAACAACAGAGCAAAAGCATATATCTATTAAAGAGGTAACACCCTGTGCTTGGGATGTTTTCAGGATAACAAGTATTGAACCGATAGATATAGATGTAGAAGAAACCGAAACAATAACATAATGAGGTAATGAAAATGGGTGAAAAAGGAATAGTAGTAGCTGATGCAGCAAGTGGTGAAAGTGTTGCAACAAGAGATGCAATTAAAGTTGATGATGCATCTAATGCTAGAGTAATTCAACTTATGGATACTGCAAGTAGGCCTGTTGCATATACAAGTGATACTGCAAATGCTGTACGTACTGGAGTATATGGAACTGACTCATATGATTTAGAGCCACTTTCATCTACATTGGACAATAGTAAAATTGATGTATCTGATTGTTCTCATGTTGTTATATGGGGAACTGTTGCTGTCGGATCAGGAGGTACACAAAGTCCATCAATTGTTGTAACGCCTATTATAGTTTATGATGATGCTGGCACAACCAAGGCAGCTACTCCATTAACTCCGATACGAATTCGATTATGTACACCTTTAAATGAACATATTGCTCAAGCAGATATTTATACATCAACAATTGCTTCTGGATCGAATAATCATAAGAATTTTATTCCAGTAATATTTCCTACATTTGGTGCTAAAATGATGACATTTCATATTGCTAATTGGCATAATGATGGAAATAAATGGGGACTTAATCTTTTTGCTGCGCCAACAAGTATGGGTGAATCTGATTATGATATTTATTCTGCTAAATATAATGATAAAATTGGTGTAGTCGTATTTCCATCTAATAATTAGGCATAAATTTATAATTTATGTCAACTAATCATCTTCCTCCTGTATTATGGGAGAAAACAAAATGGCCAGAGGAAGAACTCCCTCAACAAGAGTGGTGGGATGTTCTTCCTCACAAGTTTTCGCGTTTTTGTATTCTCAAGGCGAGGATAATTGAAATATCATTATTATCAGAAGTAAATCAATCATTATTTGCTCAGGGTCTTATTGAAGATTTATATCAAATTATATTTGAAGATTCTCATGTAATAGTTGAATTTTTACCTAGATCTGATTTACCAATAGAATTACATGGTGAAGTTCAGGTAGATTTATGTGTTTATGATTGTGGAATGTTTAATACTGCCCATAGAGTATATCAAAAAAATGGTAATGAATATGTTTTAGATGAAAATGGTAATCCTGTTCTTGATGAAAATGAACCATTAATAGAAGGCTTTTATAATAATCCATGGATGGCTTTTTGTGTAGATGATATAGTTTTAATTGGATATGATCCAATAAAAATAAAAAATAAAAAATCTATTTCATTAAATAAACGTTTGATTCTTATAGGGCACTCTAATTATGATGGTGTAGATGGTACAGATAATTCTAATTTAATAATACCAGTTACATCAGGTGTTAGTGATTATGTTTTATTAGATAATAAAGTTATTTTTAATAATAATAATTATATTTATTTATTAGACAATAATGAAAAGAATTATATAAATAAAAATGATTTAATATCTATTAAAAATTTTTTTGGATTATCAATCCTTCCGTTTTTTACTTACTATAGTATAAATTGGAATACTTGTAATATTTTTACTTATACAATAAATTTTTATTATAGACATAATGCTCCTTGTTATTATCTTATTAAGTGTATTCAATATAAAGCATTACGTAATGTTATACTTAATAAAAATGGAAATACTACATTAAATAGATCAATTTTATATACTAATTTACTTGGCGAATATGATAGTAATGTTAGATTTAATAATGTTCAATATTTAGATGATAATAATAATAATATAATTCTTATTTATAATACTGATGCTGGTGTTCATTACTCTGATGTAAGTAATTTTGAATTAATTCGACTTTTTATTACTCCTGTATTTGATGCAAATAATAATTTAATTGATTTAGTAGTACATAAAACAGCAAATGAAGGTGTTAGTTTATCATCGTGTCATTATTGGTTAGAATCTCAAGGAGATCCAGAAAATATAAATGAATATAGTGTGGCTATAAATACCAGGCAAGCTCATGTACAATTTATAAACGTCGATGAAGCAAAATGGGAAGTTGAAGTAAATAGCCATGTAGAATATAAAAGTAATGTTTGGTATATAAGTAATGGATGCTCAGGAGGAGATGCGCATAATGATTGGTTAGGGCATAGATATAATTCATATAATATATCTATGATAACTAGATTAACAGTGGGTAATAATGAATTAATATTCAATACTAATTATACTAGCAATGCTCATAATCATATTTATTATGATTGTCCAGTTGATAAAATAGATTTTTTTGAATTTATAACGCAACCTTCATCGACTGGAGTGACTATATTATTTTTTAATGCTTTATATGGAATATGTATTTATGCTGTTTCTTCTGTACAAGTACATATTAATTCATATAATTTTGGAGAAACACCTGTTAGTACTTTTTCTGTTTGTAGAGATACTTATTTACAGACAAGAAAACATAATTATTTAATAGAGAGTAAATGTGTTCAAAATGTAAATGGAGGCGCAATAGATATTGCGCTATTTAATCAAATACTTTTAGATAATTTTGGTACATATAATGAGCCATCTGGTATTGTACCTTTTGCACCAGATCATTTTAATTATGAAACAGGATACACATTTGGAACAAATTTAGATGTATCTTATTTTGAAAAAACTAATAATTGTTGTTCTTTAGGTTATCCTTTTAATTATTGGGGATCGTCAGATTTAAAAATGATTTGTATTAAATTTCCATTATTGACTGATAATTTACTAACACATAGCACAGATTCGCATGTTTATTTAAATAAATATTCTCCTTATCATTGTTATTTTGAACAAAGTAATAATTTTCAACAACTACTAATTGTAAATGACTTTCTTATTACTGATAACTTTGATCCAAACAATTTTGGTGTAAATAATTGCGGTTATATGCCGATTCCACAAGATTAAATTAATATTATAGAGGTTATAATTATGATGCCTGTTAAATTAACAGAAGAACAAAAAAGAAATCCTACGGGATTGAATAAACTTGTTGCAGCTTTTCAAAATAATCAACGAGCATTACCTGCTATTACATCATCAATAACTAATTTACGTGGTTATCGTCCAGGTAATCGAGCACTTAATTTTACACAAACTAATAATAATAATCAAACTAATAGTAGTAATGTTCAAAGTCAAACAGGACGAAAATTAGCTTTTAATGATAATGGTCATCCAATGACAAATAATGCCTGGTTGAAAACTAGTTCAGGTGATACTTATATGATTGGACCTGATTCTAAAATGCGTAAGTTTAATGCTGATGGAACTGAAGATACAAATTTTCAAGAAAGAAAATTATCAAGTCTTGAAAAAAATTTAGGTACTTATAATCGTGCAATGCAGCAGACAAACAGAAATACAAGTCCATATGAAATTACTAATTCAAGTTGGACGCCTGAGCAAACAGCGCGATTTATGAAAACTCCTGTTCATGGTGGAGCGCAAAGAGTAGTAGCTCCACAAACAAGTTTTTTAGCTTCATTTCAAGCAAAACAAATGACTAATAATCAAACAGCAGTTGAAGAACCTAAAATGCCAAGATTTACTGCTCCAGGATTTACGGGAAAAGCACGACTTGCAAGGATACATTCGCAACAACAAGAATGGTTAAAAGCACAACGAGATCAAAAGTATGGACTTGCTAAAATAGGTATGCAAACAAATGCATTAGAACGAAATAATATCAGAAATAATGAAACAAGACAAGAACAAAATAGTTTGCAGTCATTAATTAACCAAAATAAAGCAACTCAAAATAACGCAAAAAAACAAAAAAATACACTACAAGGTAAGTGGAAACATATTACATATACTGATCCAATTACTCAAGAAACTACTGCTAAATTATATAATGAAATAACTGGAGAGTTAAAAGATATAACTTCATCTCCATCTTCTAATGATTCTATCGGTGATTTTATACGTTCACTTAAATCAGAAGGAAAGTAAAAAATGATAGATAATCAAACTATATCTAATCAAGTTAAGCAATCTAAGCAATCACAGAATAATTCTGCTCCTGATTGGACATCTATTGAACAACATCCTGATTTTCAAACACTTGATTTTGCGACTCAAAAGAAAGCACGAAATAAATATTTTGATTCTTTCATTGCTCCGAGAGATGATTTTAAATCATTAGATTCTGATACTCAAGCATTAGCAAGAACTAAGTGGAATGATTGGACTCCTCCTGCAACAAAAGATCAGAATAGTGGATTAGCTGGGGATCTTGTTACTTCAGTTGAGAAAGGTGTGCTTGATTTACCAGGAATGGTTACAGGATTAGCTGATATTGTTCCTGCACTAATAACTGGTTCACGACCTTTTGATAAAATTACTGATACGATTGGTGAAGCAACTGGATTTCAACCAAGTAAATGGTCTAAGGAGCTTAATAAAGATTATTCACAGAAACATAAGCAGCAGCAATATAAAATTAATCAAGCATGGCAAGATAAAAATAAAACTGGTTGGGATGTTGCAGCAGAATATGCTAAAAATCCTGGGTATGTTTTAAATCAAATTGCTGAATCATTACCAAGTATGGCTGTAGGTGGATTTGCTGGACGTGGAGCTATGCTTGCTGGAAAAGCAATTCCTGCATTAGAAGGAGTTGCAACTAAAATAGCTCCTGAAGCAATTGGATATTTAGAAAGAAAATTTGGTAAGGAAGCTGCTGCAGCTATTGCAGGTGGACTTGGTGAAGGATTAGTTCAGACTGGTCAATTAATGGATCAAGCCACTGGACAAGATCAACGAAAGAATGCAGTTGCTGCTCTTATATCTGGAGCTGCTGACGCACTTATTGCTGGTGGTGCTGGTAAAATAGCACAATCAATAGGTCTTGAAACAGCTGATACCTTGATGGCAAAAGGTTTACAAAGTAATCTGAAAAAAGAACTTTCTTTAGGTAAAAGAGTTATTGGACGCACAGGGAAAATAACTGCTGGTGCTGCATCTGAAGGAGTTTTACAAGAGTTTCCTCAAAGTGCGCAAGAACAAATTTGGCAAAACTATGCTGATGGAAAACCTTTGTTTGAAGGCGTCTCAAGAGCATCTATCGAAGGTGCTTTAGCAGGAATGTTTATAGGAGCTGGTGCAAATGCAATTAGCAATACATCTACAACGCCTGATACGAATACTTATGAAGGACAACTACAAAACCATGTAGATAATATTAAATCAAATGGAATTGATAAAATTCCTACCTCAATTGAAGCACTCACACAGAAGATAAATCAGAATAATCAAATGATGCAAGATCAAGAAACTCTTGATGCACTTGCAACAGAATCTGGCTATAAACCAGAAGAACTTCAATCATATCTTAAAGCTGAAAATAAATTTAATCAAGATTTAATAACGAAACTTCAGGAAGAGTTAGATAAGTCATCTGAAGAACAAGTATCTAAAAATACCACAGTTCAGCAAGCTTCAATTGATGAAGTTATAAATCAGCAACAAATAACTAATGCAGTACAACAAGCAAATCAAGAACAGCAAAAACAAGATCTAGATAATCGTATTAAGGCATTACGAAAAGCATATCTTAAAATGCCTGCATCTAATGAAAAAGAATCACTTGGAAATACAATTCTTAATCTTGTTAATGCACGAAAAGCATTAGATGAACAAACGATTCAAGAAGATCAATCATTTAAAACTACATTTCAACCAAGTAATGAACAAACTTCTTATACTGATATATTAAAACAAAATAAAAATCCACAAGAACTAGCTCGTTCATTAAACTTATTAAATGAAGCTCCTGATGATCAAACAACTAACGAAGAAAAACAAGCCTTTTATGAGAAGTTGTTTAGTGCAATTCCTATTAATAAGGATGCAGCTGAGTCTGCAACAGTTATGCAGGAAAATCTTCCTCCAGAAATTTTAACTCAAAAAGGAACACCATACAAAAATCGTACAATATTAGAGAAACGTATATCATTGCTTGATAATGCAAATGATTATATAATTGTAGATACTCCTGAAGGATTTATTGGAATTAAAAAGACATCAGTTACTGAAGACTCACTTGCGAATGATTCGCAAAGTTCGTTCAAAAATGAACAACAAATTCCAACAGCTTCGCAAGTTAATGAGCCTGTTCAAGTTATGTCTCCTATGGAGTTACAAGATAAACTTAATGCTAATCAACAACAACTTAATACTATTGTAGAGCAGCTTAAAACAACTACTGATCCAGTTGAACAGCGAGCTTTACAAGAAGAAGGTGCATTACTGTATGAACAAAATACAGCGTTACAGACACAATTTGATAAACAAAATCAATCTATTCAAAAACAACTGAATCAACCTATAACACTTGCAGAAGCAACTGCTGAGACAGCAAATATCGAACCGCAGTTTCAGACAACTGAGCAATTAAAAACTGCTCAGTTTAATTTTGTTAAAGATAATCATGGTAATGATCTTATAGGTTATCATGGAACAGCATCAGAACCCTTTGCTTCTTTTGATAATTCAAAAACACAATCTTTTGAACATGGTTGGTCAGGTGATGGACATTATTTTACATTAAATAAAGATTATGCAAAAGGATATGCTGATATAGCAAATAATATTACTGGTAAACCTGGTCGTATTATTGAGGCAAGATTTACTTTTAAAAATCCTTTATATAAAAATTCTCTTGAATATAAACAAATACTTAAAAATGCTATTGGGAAAATAAGTATTCTAACTAAAGAAGATGGTGTCAAAGCTACTAATGCCTTTAAACTTGCTGGTTATGATGCAGTTATTGATGGTCCTTCTCTAGATAAAGCATTTGAAATTAATGTTTTTGATTCAAAAGATATTCATTATGCTCCTGGACAAAATCAATTCCAAACAACTGAACAGTCAAAAGTTAATCAAATTAATTTAGATAATATTGAAAAAATATTTCCTGGGCAAGAAATTATTCAAGATACTAATAGAACGATTAACGTTCGATTTAAGAATGGTAAAGGATTAACAATTAAAAGCATTCAAGATGTTGGAGATGGCTTTATTCAGTTAGCTATTGAAACTGGACAAATGTCAAAGAATGGTAAAATTCTTGGTATTACTCAAGGAAATAATATATTATTAAATGAAAACTTTGCAGATGATAGAACATTATGGCATGAAAATAAACATGTTCTTGATAATCTTGGAATTATTACAAAAGAAGATAATGCAGCATTAAATAAAGAATTTAATAAACTTCGTCGTGTTGGTAAGCTTGAATTTGCTCTTAGTACTCATGAAGATCCTATCAAGCGAATGGAAGAAAATCGGGCTAATATGTTTGCTCAAATTATGGCAAACCGAGAAGCATATCGAAACACTATATTTGGTAAAGTAATTCAGCGTGTGATGGACTTCTTTCAACGATTACTTGCATTTGGAAAACAAACTATTGCAGGATTAGCTCGTGAAGTTGAGACAGGAAAAATCTATGAGCGTAAAGTTAATGGACAAACTGTTCAAACTACTGTACCACAATCGGAAGTAATGGCTGAAAAGTGGTATTCAGCTGTAGAGAATGCAGTGAAAGGTTTTCAGCAAAAACAAGCTTTGCCTGAGCAATGGAAAGGAATGATTAAAAATATTCCTGGAGTTAAACAAACAGAACTTGATTGGATTGGTCTAGATGATTGGCTTGATAAACAAAAAGGTAAAGTTACTAAAGATGCTTTATTGAAGTTTATTCAAGATAATAATGTTCAACTTGAAGAAGTTGTTAAGGAACAAAATTTTCTTACTGAGAAGGAATTAGATAATCTTTATATTGAATTAGTGCATAAAAATGGTTATGATAATTCACAAGATATGCCAGAAGAAATAAAACAAAAAGTTACTAAAGAATATAATATTTTATTAGATCAATATGGAAGAAATCGTACACGTTTTAATGATGCTGATTATGTATTACCTAATGGAAAAAATTATAAAGAACTTTTAATTACATTAGAAAATAATTCAAATAGTAATTATCAATCTGATCATTTTGACGAACCCAATATTTTAGCTCATGTAAGATTTAATGAACGTACTGATGCTGATGGAAATAAAGTTTTATTTATTGAAGAAATTCAAAGTGATTGGCATCAAGAAGGACGTAAACTAGGTTATCAAAAATATCCTACTTTTAATGTAATTAAAAAATATGCTAAACAACGAGGCATTAGAATTGATACTCCGCCTTATAAAGATTTATCTGCAAAAGTATTAAGACAATTACGTCAAGCTGCTGATAAAGAAGGAGAAAGTGCTTTATTAGAAGATGTATTAGATCAACATACTAAAGAAATAGATTCTTTAGAATATGGAGAGAAAGTTCCTAATGCACCAATGAAAAAAACTTGGCCATTACTTGCAATGAAGCGAATGGTTCGATATGCAGCAGAGAATGGTTTTGATAAAATTGCATGGACAACTGGAAAACAACAAGGAGCTCGTTATGGAAGTCCAGGTTTTAAATGGCTAAAACACCCTGATGGGTCTATTGAAGTAGCTGCTAATCCTCAAATTAATGATCTTAATGCAGATGCTTGGAATAATTATAGTTTTATTGAAACAACTATAAAAACAATACAAAATAAACAAGAACTTTATGATTATATTGAAAAAACACTTGATGCTCAGATAGGAGAATATAGTCCAGAAAATTGGAAAAAATATATAACTGAGCAAACTAACAAATTATGGAAACAAATACATGATTCTTTTGAGGGAATTTATTATCCTCGTTTAGAAGGTATGAAAGGATTTTATAATAAGGCCTTACCTCAAATACTTAATAAAGAGTTTAATAAAGGTAAATGGGGAAAAGCAAAAGTTGAGATTATTGATTTACCTGATATTGGTCAGCAATTAGCTTTACCAATTACTAAACGAATGAAAAAGAAAGCTCTTCGTGAAGGCATGCCACAATTTAAAGCACGAGAACTTTCAGTACCTGAACAAGCTCTTGGAGGATTATTAAATAAAAAGACTGATACAAATACTCCTGAATTTAAGAAATGGTTTAATGGTTCAATAGCAGTTAAGCCTGATGGTTCTCCGATTGAATTTTATCATGGGACGAATGAAGTATTTGATACATTTGATCCAAATAAAGAATCAAAAACAACTCATACTACATCTACATTAGGACATTTTTTTACTACTGATAAGAAAACTGCTTCTGCATATGGACAGCATGTGTTACCAGTTTATTTACATATTCAGAATCCATATAAAATGTCTTTTCAAGAAGCAACTTCCTTGAAAACTCTTGAAGAATCAAAACAACGTCAACAAGAACTTATTAATGAAGGATATGATTCTATAATAATGGAAACAGGAACAAATCCTTATGTTATTGTTTTTGATTCAAGCCAAGTAAAATCAGTTTATAATCAAGGCAATTGGAAAGCTGCTGATAATATTTATTTTGAAACTAGAGAACAAACAGAACCTAAGCAAAAGATTTCTGATGCGGAATATAACGAGCTTTTTAAACAGAAAGCAAATCTTATTCAAAAGTTTATTCAAACAGCAAAAATTCATGCACGCGATTTAAAGCATTTAACTGATCGTTTGACTGGCTCGATTTCAACTCGTTTAGCAAATGCTAATCCAATGTTACGTGATAAAGTTCGACGATTAGATTTTGATACATCGCAAAGAATTATTAAAATATTGCATACGGCTAAACCATTGCTTGATAGTCTTAGTAAAATGTTTCCAGAAGATAAACATGCTTGGAACATTGCAAGAATACAAGGTGATACAGCTAAAATAAATCAAATTGCTGAGCGATATGGCTTACAGGAACATCAAGAAAAACTTAGGGAAGAGTTGAATCAAATTCGTCAAGATGCTCGAGATGTTGGTTATGATGTTGGTTTCATTGATGAGTATTGGCCACGAATAATCAAAGATACCGAAGGTTTCTTGAAAGCAACTCAAGAAATATCTCAACACCCTGAATTTACTGATGCACTAAAAGAAAAAGCTAAACAAATGGGAATTTCATTTGAACAGCTTAATAGTGAGTTCCCTGAAATTCGTGCTGATGTTATTAGTAATATGATTTTAGGTAAGCATCCTGGAATTGGTGGTCCTGGAAATATTAAAAGTCGTGTATATGATACTGTACCAAAAGAACTTTTACCATATTATATGAATTCTGATGCAGCGCTGATGCGATATATTTATTCAATGTCAAAAAAGATTGAAGCTCGAAAATTCTTTGGAAAGATTCCACAAAAAGTTCAGTTACATAAACTTGCAATAGCTAAAGCAAAAGCAGAGTTATTACAAATAGGTAATCTCAAAGGGCAAGAGAAACGTAAAAATGAACTTAATGATCTAATTAAACTTCACGAAGAAAAATTAAATCAATATAAAGAACAACGAGATTATACTGAAAATATTGGTGCTTATGTTGATGAATTAATGCTTACAGGTAAATTACATAAGAAAGATGAACATATTGTTCGTCAAATACTTAATGCAAGATTTAATGAGCATGGAACAACAGGTATTGTAAATGCTTATAAAAATATGGCCTATATTGATGTTATGGGTAGTGTTACATCTGCAATGACACAAATAGCCGATACTGTTTGGGCAGCTTATGTAGGTAAGGTATGGACACCTAAAGGATTCTTACGTACTGCTCAAAATATTGCTCGTGCAATTATAGGTAAATCTAAAATGACTAAAGAAGAATTAGGCATTGAAAGAATTGCACAAGAATTTGCAGATGGTACAACTTTAGGCAAAGCGGTAAGTAAAGTATTTTGGGCAGTTGGATTAACTAAACTTGATTCTATTGGAAAAGAAGCATTATTAAATAATGTTTTAATGAACTATCAAGATCAAGTTAAAACCCAATCAGGAATAGAAGCTCTTAAAAAGAAAATTCGTCCTACTTTTGGTCGTGAAACTGATCAAGTAATTAAAGATTTAATCTCAGGAGAACATTCTGATAATGTTAAAATGTTAGTTTATTCACGAGTATTAGATTTTCAACCAGTTGCCTTATCTGAAATGCCAGAGTTTTACCTGAATGGAGGCAATCGACGAGTATTTTATATGTTGAAAACATTTACTTTAAAGCAAATGGATGTATTTCGTAATGAAGTATTTCATGAACTTGCAAGTAAAGATCCTAAACGAGTTGCACAAGGTATAAAAAATATGGTTGCCTTAACCTCATTACTTGTATTAGCTAATGCAGGAGTTGATGAATTAAAAGATTATGTACTTGGAAAAGAAACAAGATTCAAAGATAATGTTATTGAGAATTTTATGTCTTTAGGTGGAGCATCACGTTATATGCGGATGCAAGTAACAAGGAAAGGAATTTTCTCTGCTGGTATGCAACAAATATTACCACCATTTAAATTCTTTGATGCAGTTGGATCAGACATCCATGAGAAGATTGTCACAGGTGATATTGCTAAAGGTTTAAGATCAGTTGATTCAATACCTTTATTTGGTAAGCTTTGGTATTGGCATTATGGTCGTGGATCACAATTAAAAAGAACATTGAATGAACAGGATTTTTCTAAAGTAGGGAAAAAAGTTAGAAAATTTCAAAAGCAGCTTGATAAAGCAATAAATAAAAGATTATTCTTACAAACACATCCAACTGAATTTAAACAAATGATGCTTTATAAGAATATAAGTAAGTCATTAAATAAAAATAAAAAAATGATTAACTCATTAAAGAAACTAAAGCAAACTCCGTTGATATTGAAACGTATCGGGCAATTAGAAAAACAACAAAAGTTAATCTATGCCCGATACTTTGAAATGGCTAAAAAGATTCAATAATTAAAACAATCAAAAATATAATAATCTTATATTTTTACTTGTTTTATTATAAATCACCAAAAACATTTGGAGCATACATTAATAATGTATCATGAATCTCATGAGCTATTGGCCTAATTTGTGGATGGGCGACTTTTGCTCCTCGTAAAGAGATAAAATGCCGCCACTCACGAAAATTAGCTTTCATTATAATTTCTGTTTTCAAACAATTAGGTAATACTGATCGAGCAATCTGAGGGGTACAATTAGAATCAAGTAGGTTAAAATAACTTTGTTCTGCTACCAAACAAGCTTCTCTCCAAATGATTTTTTGTTCTGCATTTAAATTTGGAGGCATAATAAATGTACATTCATTATTGAATTTAGCAGAAGAATAATTGCAATACCTGGTAGATTCTTGAGCATAACTTGCAAGTCGATGTCGCACAATTTCATGAGAAATTCCACGATCAGTAACAACACGAAATGATGCTTCAGCATGCTCAATCATTGCATGATGCCCTAAATTAACTAATCTTCTAATAAATTTACCTGCTGATTCAGATGTTATTTTATCTTCACTTTTATAACAAGTTCTGCCAGCTCTTTCAATTTGTATTTCTGGATCTTTAGTAATCCATAATAATTGTACTGATGGTTTAACAATTTTCATTTTGTTGCTCCTTTATTAAGGTTTTTAATTGATATAACTTATTAATATTATGATCTAATTTTTGTATATCATAAGTAATTTGAGTTAAGCATTCATTATATAATTGCTTATGTAAAAATTCACGCAATAAATTAAAATCAATTTTAGGAATAAATTCATCGAAATATTCTTTAGGAGTAAGTTTATCATGAGGCATTCTTATTCTCCTTTTTAAATAAATATCTGATTTTAACTGGAATACCTGATGCTTTTGCTTTATCAATACCATATTGCATACCTTTTGATATACCAAAATCAGCATATACTACTGTAGCTTCTGCAACTGATCGCCATGCAAGTCCTGCATCAATTCCCATTTGACGTTCTTCAGAAATATTATCATCTAATATATTTGGTTGAGTATATAAAAGATGACTTGCAATAGGAGCTTCTCCATGAAGTAAACTATCACGAACGCATTTTCTTGCATATTGAATGTTTCGTGGAATAAATCCAGCGTAAGGACTTTCAAGAATAACTCTTTTCATTTGTTTGCTCCTTTAGTAATTTTAATCGGACAAGGTTTTTCGAGATTCTGTTTGGCTAATTCTAAACAATATTGATTATATTGTGCCATAACAACAGGAAAATCTTGTAACCAAGCTAGAAAATATTTAGTATCTCGATGAGCGCAATGTCCATGATGACACTTAAAACCTAATCGACCATAAGAATTTATTATTAAAAAAGTTCCTGTATCTTCTTGACTTGTATGATTATATTGCCAAGGACAGCTAATCATATATTTACTTTGCTCAAGTTGTTCTTTGCACGTTATAATTGTCCATATAGGATGATTTGTATGATCTGTTATAAAAGATATTTCTTTATTTTGTATATGCAATTTAATTTTAGCTAATGATATTTCAAATGATTTTGCAAATAAATCAATATTAATTTTTGTTTCTGGTTGCCATAAAATCATTCGGCATTTAAAAATTTCTCCATTATTAAGAGCAACTTTCTTTGCTTTTGTATTGTATCCTTCAGGTAATCTTACATATCGAGTAACTCCAAGCATTCCACTATCAATTCCATCAGGACATATTTTAGCTACTATACCTTGCAGTAGTGATTCAACTTTTTGACGATTATAGCAAGGCTCATCAAGAATATATCCCCACTGTTGACTTCCAGGCGAAGTTTCTAAAATCCAACTTGGTGCAGGCTTATCAAATAAAAGACTTGGATTTATTTTTTCTCCTACATCATCAATAACTATACAATAAGTAGCTTTAAATAATTCTTTTCGTCGGCGAGCTTGACCATCACTTGTAGGCTCAAACAAACTAATTGTAAAGTATTGATTTGCATATTTATGAAGAGTATAATTAATGTAATGATTACCTAACCAAGCTTTTCTACTTATATCAGTAAATTCGCACCCAGGATCATGAAAAAAATCAGTGACATGTGCCCAGATAAAATCACTTCCAAAGATAGCTTGTAAAAACTCTTGATTAGATATATTCATTACATTAACTAAAAAGTTATGTTCAAAAATGAACGTTCAGTTATAAGGCTTAAACTTCAAGTAATTCCACGAGTTGTTCAAGTTCTTTTGCACAAGTTAAAATACCTTGATTAATTCCATCAAGTTTAACATTATGTAACTTAGCTTCTTCTGAACCATTACGCTTATCATCAAGAGCTACTATTTTACGCCATTTTTCAGTTAATGCTAAAAGCATTTCTTTTTTCATTATAAAATCTCCTTAAATAATTAAATTAAAAATCAATTATTTCTCGCATAACTAATTCAAAAAAACAATTTTTTGTTGCTGTGATATCAGCAAAAGCATCATGTGCTCCATCAAAACCTTTAGCAAAGAGTTTTTCATGCAATTCAATAAGTTTAGGCCATTTAAGGCGTCCATTTTTATTTTTTGCCTGAACATACTTTTTAACTTTTGGATCTTTCATAGTACAAAAACTTGGAATATCAAGATAAAAAGCTGATCGAGCTTCATCTGAAAGGTTATCTATATTACGTTCAAGCATTTGATATACAAATTGCCAATCAAAATCAAAATTATGACATACAATAAGATCAGCTTCACGTAATAAAAGACCAAATTCTTCTGCTGCCTCATGTTCAGGAACTCCTTTTTCTTCTGTTTGCTCGACTGATATACCATGAATTTTCTCTGCATGATAATTTATTTCACGACCATTTGCTTGAATAATAGTATTCATTTTAGCAATATCTTCTTTTTGTGTGGCAAGAATTGCTCCAATTTGCACTGTCCAAGATTGTTCAGGATCATTAGCGCTTAAATCTTTTTTAATAAATCCTGATGTTTCAGTGTCGAAGAATAATACTTTTGTGTCATCCATTGTTTTTGTGCTCCTTTGATTAAATTATTGGATTACTTCTGATAAAAACATTTCACTTGAATTATTATGATATTTAATATTATTATATAAAATAAATAAATCTTTTAAAATCTTATATATTAATAATTTATTTTCACAAGATATTAATAAAGGTTCTTCAAGAGTAAACATAGTACAATGAGGAATATTATCTTTTTCAAATATTATTTGAAGAATTAAATCCTCTTGATTTGTCAAAAACATAATTGATGATTTAAAAGGAATTTGTTTTTGAATGTCTTTAATTAATTCTCTAACATATTTCATAATTATTTTTTAACTCTTTTAATTAAATTACGATCCATTAATCTAAACACTGTTTTATTTAAATATTCTGGATCAATTACAGGTGTTTTTGACATAAGACTTGAATACCTAACTGTAGTAGCAGATGCTTCTACTTTTAATACTCCTGATTGTTCAGCCATTTCCAAATAACCTCGTAATTGTTGAATATTTTCTACGTCAAGATGAAAGTTCCTAACAAGTTCTGTCCAACCAAACGATTCTTTTTCTTCAATAAAGGAAAGTATTTTTGCATATACATCAGCTTGACTACTTAAACCAAGACCATAAAAAGCATTAGGCATTGCTTCTTCGGTGATTTGTAATATTGCTAATGCCTTTTTAAAATGCTCAGCAGTAATAATTAAATCATTTGATTCAGCCGCCGAAACTAACATACAAACTTTATTTAAATGTAATGGACGACGATGATTATATCCTGCAAATTTATCATTTGGGATACCTGTTTCATCATAATCTTGTTCATACCAACGAACATAAGCTTTGAGAAATTCATCTGATAAAGTAAATTGTCCAGCAAGATTAGCTATTTCTTGTAAATCTTCTCCAAGTTTTTTTTGAATATCTTGTTCTTCCTCTGTAAGATATTGAAGTGCTTTTCTATGTTTTGGTCCTTGACCAACTACAAAAATAATTCGTGATATTAATCCACCACCTACTGCATCTTGAGTAAGTTTAGATTGCAAAAGACTTGGAGTAATTGCCCCAATAATTGTCATCCAGCAGTTTGATAAATCTTCATCTTTCCTTGATAAAGTTTTATATTTCCATATATCAGCACAATCAAAAAGATCAGTCAGTGATGGAAGAAGCATTTGATCTCTATCAGAAAGAAATACTTGAAATTCTTCTGCCCATATAGATATGCTTTTATGTTTCTTTGTCATTCCATTAGAGTCAACAAAACTATCTTCACTTTCCATAAGCTCTTTATAAAGTGCTTGCGTACTTCCAAGTGAATCAGCACCTAAAGTAACATCAATTTTTTGTATAAGAGCTTTAGCTGGTCGCATAGCTGTCCCTTTTCTACCTCCAGGTGGACCAACTAATGCAACAAATAAATTAGGATATACACAACCTCGTAATGGACCCCAATCACAATAACATTTACGTCGTAATGCAGTACTTATCGCTGTTAATCCACACCATAAATGATAAAGATCAGGTGATTCACTACGTTGCGTGTACTTCATATAATTTTCAAGCCAATCATTAAGCTGTCGTGGCATTATAAATATCCTAAAAATTAATTTTTATTTTTAATATAATTGCCCCATTGATCTACAATAGCTTGAGCAATTCCAGGAAAAGTCATTGAACGTAATCTTGCACGATTCTTTGATATAGGCATATTATAAATTAAATCTTTTCGTTCTTTCACAATATTTGTTGGAATTAATCGAGGAAGGTTTTTTCGAGCAAATCCAGTTGTTTTATTAATCGGATGTCCAAATTGCCAAGGATGAATATATTGAACATTAGATAAATATTTAAAAATTACAGAACTTGGATTTTCTAATGCTACATGTGGAGCAATTTCACAAGCCCTTTTCCATAATATTTTTGTCCATTCAATAGCGAGTTGACGTTGTTCATATTTAGGTTTACCCTTAGCATAATATCTATTACCTGATAAGCACATCGCTGTACATGGTGGATGAAGAATAATTAATGTCCATTGATCTTTTTGTAAAACATCAAAAATATTCATTTGATAATGATATTTAGAATCACCTTGAGTTGGACGTAAGTCACAGCTATAAGTATCAAAGCCAGCTTTACGAAAAGTCTGGCAAAGTATTTGCGATTCTTCGCAACCTATTAATATTTTCATTGTTGAAGTTTTTTAATAGCTTTTTCAAGAGTAGCTTGCTTGAAATCATCTACTTCAACAGTATTTCCAGCCCATTGAGTTCCTATCTTTGCATCAAGACCAATAGTAAAACTTTTTCCTTTATAGGTAAATGTATGTGTTAAATGATCTTTAATAATCATAAATATTTGTTCTAAATATGGTATTTTAGATTTATGAATTTGAATAACATCTGAATCATGTACTGTTGTCAACATACGAATATCAAAACCATCTTTACCTAATCGCGGATCATTTGCTATTTTAATACTACCACGATTCAAAAGTTCCGCTACTGTAGATTGAGGCTTATAACTATAAGCATTTCTAAATAATGCAGCATTCATAGGACTTAAAAATCGTCTTGGTCTACCAAATAAATTATATAATACACGAGTTTCTTGTACCTCTTCTTCAATAGATTTATGCCATCGTTTAAGACCCGGAAATCTATCAGTATATCGAGTAAGCAGTTGTTTACATTCTGATTGACTTTTGAATATTTCTTCTTTTGCTAAATTATCAGAGAAAGTCTGTGGCCCCATTGCATAGTTAGATGCATGAACAACTTTTTTGCCAAGTTGTCTCATCGTGACTGATCCTTTATTATTATGATGTTCTTCAATAACATCTTCAATAGGTACATTAAATATTTTACTTGCGTTAAAACTATGCACATCAATTCCACTAAGGAAAGATTCAATCATATTAGTATCTTGAGAAAGATATGCAACTATATGAGCCTCAGCTTTAGCAAGATCAAATTCAACAAGATACCAATCAGGATCAGGAAGTAAAAAATGTTTGAAGATATAAGGTTGATTTTGAAGATTCATTCCAGTACCAAAATAAGTCTTTTCAGTAGAAATTCTACCTGATACTGTACCAGAGATTTTATGATGGCATCGAAGTTTATTATCTGAATCTACAGGAATAGTAAAATATGTTGAAACTAATTTATGATATTTACGAAGTTTAATAATTAAGCGTGCTTCAGCAGATCCTTTACCACCTTTTTTAGCTATTCGATGTAAGGCAACAGCATCGCATGTAGCATTACCTGATTTACGATTTATGTATGGTTTAATCATACATACACCATAAAAATAAGCAATCATTTGTTTTGAAGAATTAATATTTATTTCTTTACCAACTATTTTTTCTAATTCTGCCTGAAGAGATATAATTTTTTCTTCATACTCTGCTTTAATCTTTTTAATTCCTTCAACATCAGTTAATAATCCATTAAACTCCATTTCCATTAATGGTTTATGAAGATTCATGGTATAATCCATTGCATCAGTTGAATCAAAATCTTCTAATTCTTCAATAAGTTTTTCAGAAATTGGAAGTAAATATGCTGCATCCTTTGCGTTATATCGCCAATATTTGGACCAATCTTTTACTACCTGCAAATGAACATTTTTTCCTTCTTGTTTATAAGCAGGATAATTTGTATATACTGATGTAAGATAATCAAGTCCTTTAGGTAATTCAGTATAACAAATATGCTGTGCAAGCATCGTATCAAAATAAAAATTATTTGTCTTAATATTCATTGTACGAAGAATATACATTAAGTCAAACATTCCATTTTGTAAAATCTTCTTTATATCAGCATCAATAAGTATTTCAGCAAGACCTGACCAAATTTTAACCTCTTCTTCAATAGACCAATAGTTGCCTTTATTATCCATCAAGGGAATAGACATACTTTTTATTTGATCTTCATCATAACAAGCTAAACTAAAACAAGTACAAAATTCAGGTGTTGCTTCAATATCAAAACTTACATATTCTTTTGTTTTCAAAAGCTCGTAAAATTTTAAAACTTGTTCAAAAGAAGGCTTAATTGTAATCTTTGTATTATCTTTAAGCAATTCAGGATCATCAATGACTTTAAGCATTTTAGTAAAATCTGCAATCATTGTATAGAAATGAATAGGCTTACCAGAGAAAGTTGTAAAAGAAGGATGATAAGATATACCTATAATTTTTCCAGGAAGATATTGTTTTACTTCTGGAATATTATCAGCAAAATAAAATGATCCACGGTATGTTTGAATAGAATTAAATTTAGGATTATCAAAAACTAAACGCATTGCTGTTTCACCAAGAAGCATAATAAACTTTCCTTGAAAATTAGAAAGTTCATCAAGCAAGCGTTCTCTCAATATATTCCAATCAGGATGTTTAAATCCTTTCTTATTCCATAAACGTTTAGTATTATTTTTTGGAATTGATGCTTTACAAGCATGAGTCATATAAATTTGATATCGTGCTAAACGAACTGCAGCACATATTCTATTAAGTTGTGTTCCAGCTGGATCACTAAAAGGAATTTGCTTAGCTACATCAATGGCAGTTGGAAAATCACCTACCATTGCAACCATTGCTGTCTTGATATTTTCTGTTGGAGGACAATCAACTGCAAGTGCATCAAAAGAACTTTTTTGTACTTTTTTATTATTTTTAATTTTTGGAATAATCATTATAATATATCCTTTTTAAGTTGTCCAGCTTTAGGAGCTTTTATTTCACATTTACAATCTAAACAAATATATGATCGTACTCTGAGTACATCAGCGGAAAGTACATTCGTAGCAAAATTATAATAAGGTTCTGCTGAATAACCATTAGGCCATGTTTTTCGTGCAAGACCTATTTCAAGCGGCACAAGATTTTTATGTAAACAACATTTAATCTTTTTTGACTTCTGTTTAATTATACTTCCTGATTTATATGCACTCATTTCATGCTCCTAACAGTTAATAATTCCTTGCCTATTCCAAAACCTTTTCATAGCTAAAAGACGATAATATACATACCATGACCAATCAATATTACATCTACTTTCTTTATGTAATTGATGATATCTTTTTGAAACAATTAACATAAAATTATCCTTTTATGATATTAATTTTCACCTTGTCCGCATGGCACTCATCATGCAGGCCGTTCTATGGCTTTGCTATCGGCCACCCATTGTTTGTAATGGAAATCTACCATTCCTTGGTCAAACTTAAATGATGTCATTGGTGTTCCACGAAGTTGCATAAGTTTGACCAAGATATGCTCGTTTGCAGTTTCGGCCTTACCGGTTCCGTTATCCATCACAGATCGGACAATATCAATAATTTCTTCATCCCTACTTCTATCAATGTAATTTATACTCATTCATAATCTCCTATATTTGTTCTGCCATGTTTACCCTCTTTATCACGCTTGCCTCTGAACTTTATATTGTCCTTTTAAATTCCATCTACATCAGCTGATATTCCAAGAAAGTTTTCTAACCTGACATAAAATTCAGGAATATATTTTTGACTTTTATCACATCCAATAGGCATCATATTAGCTTTAGCCGCACTAATCAGACAATTCCCTGAACCTGCAAAAGGGCTTAAAAAAATTGTTCCAGGTTTACCAAGTGCTTTTATAAAATGATCATAAAGCTCTATTGGTTTTTCCCATTGATGAATACGATTAGCACTTGCAACTGTTTCAACACTAATTGCGGATAACATACTGGAAACATTAAATTGTGCTTCACCTTTACGCATGACAAGATACATTTCCCAATTACTAATCATATTCTTTTTAGGAATATTTGTACTTCCACCTTTTTTAATCCATGCCCCAGGCTGCTGAACAATAAATCCAATATCTTGAGCTATTTTAGTTATTTCAATAAAATGTTCTTTTCCTGTCCAACATAATAACCAGCTTCCATCAAGCATTTTCTGATAAATCAATGGAAGATAATTAAAATAAAATTCATAAAGTTCTTTTTCAGTCCAATCGGTAGCTTTACTTTTAATCTTTGATGTTTTTCCATATATCTTATTAAAATTAATTGCATATGGAGGATCAAGTTCTACCATACCAACTGAATTATCAGGTACTTTATTAAGAAATGTTTTATAATTTTCAGCAACATAAATAACTTGAATTTTACGTTGAGCTACTTTTTCTGTTTCTATGACAACTTTTTTTGCCTCATCTGCTTTTTCTTTAGTATATTCAACAGATTTAGCAACTACATCAGGCACAGTATTTTTTATAGGTATTTCAGTCACTCCAGCCTGAAGATCCATTAAACGTTTCTTTTCTTCATCACTAAAACTATCCATACGTTGAATTGCAGCCGCTTGATTACCAAGACGTTTATAAAGTTCTTTTGCACGGCTTTTCGTAGTTTGTTCTTTTAATTCAGGAAATACTTTTAATGCTTCTGCAAAAGCAAGATCTGTTGATAGGCCACCTAAACTACATTTCAAACGCTTAGCTGTTTCACGATAGCCCCAAGATTTTCCTTCTTGTTCAGCAGCACTTTTCCAAAAATTATGAAGCTTATACTTAAGTTCAATTTCTTCATGCCATTTAAATTCTTTTCGATCCATATTAGCAAGCAATTCAATCAATGTATGATCATCTTGGCTAATACCATCAATCACTCGAACCTCAATTGTGTCTCTGCCAAGATGTTCAATAGCACGAATACGATGAAGTCCATCAATCAGTACATTATCTGAATTAACTAAAACTGGAGCTAATTGACCAACCATTGCAATAGAATCAGCTAATGATGATACATCACCTACATCCATTCTTGCACGATCTTTAATAATAATATCTTTAACAAGTTTTTCCTCTATCTGAAAAAATTTCATTTTTAAGTTCCTTTATATATTTATTGTTTAAAAAGTAATTATTTATTTATTACTTTTAAATTATTAGCATTACTTTCAATTGCTTTGATAACCTCTTCAAAACCATCAATTTTTGATTGTATTTTTATAAGATTAATAAGTATAGGATATAAAGATAAAAAATCATCATCGTTTGGCCATCGACCATAATCAAATATTTTTGCAATTTTAATTTGAAGCTCTTGTTTTTTATCTTTTTGATATTTAAGCTCTATTATTAATTCATTCA